ACAAGCTGGCGAAGGAATCGCAGAAGCGATGTTTAATTTTTCAGGCCAAGGTAAGCTCGCACAAACTGAATTATATAGAAATCCTATGCTATCTCCAGAAACTATAGAGGCTGTACGTCAAAGACAAGCAAGTGCTCAAGTAGACACAAATGCAGCAAGTGCTCAAGTAGACACAAATGCGATGACTAAGCCATCGTCGATGACTAAGCCATCAAGTGTGCCAAGTACCGAACCAGGCACAACCGCAGTTAATATAGCTGGCAAAAGTTTAGAAGAACTAGTCGGCGAACTAATTGCGGCACAAAATTCAACAAACAAACTTCTTAAAACTGGTAATACCATAACCAAAGAAGTAAGTGATCGCTTAGAATAAGCCATATTAACTGGTTAAAATTCCCCTTTCCTCGATAAATACAGTTTTAAAAGGAAACATATATATGAGCTGGCGCAAACATTTTACACCCTACGATAATTCAGGGTTACCGATTAACATCCAACCACAAACATCCGGAGAACATTACGGATTAAGTGCGTCTAGTCGGTATAGTAGTTGGCTACCTGAAGTATATGCAGGATCTCCTAATCGCTTAATGCGTTATATCCAGTACGATCAAATGGATAACGACTTAGAAGTAAACGCGGCATTAGACACTATTGCAGAATTTGGCACACAAGAAAACGATTTTAGCGGATTGCCATTTGCTGTCGATTATAATGAGCAACCAAGTGATACAGAAAGTAAAATTATTGACAAGACACTTTATAACTGGTGTAGACTTAACGAATTCCACAAACGCGCCTTTAGAATATTCCGCAATGTGTGTAAGTACGGTGACCAATTTTTTATTAGAGATCCGCAAACACATGAACTAATGTGGATAGACCCCGCTAACATAGAAAAAGTAATTGTGAACGAAGGTGAAGGTAAGAAAATTGAAACTTACTTTGTTAAAAATCTAAATCCTATACTAGCAGAACAAGTAGCTACAGAAGTTGCGGCTATTCATACAAGGCCATACGGCAGTGGACAAGGCTTATCGGGTATAATGAGTCCTGTAGGAACATCTGCTGGCGGTAACTATTCAGGCGGAAGCGGCACAGGTACTGACCAAGGTGTTCCTGTTGATGCAAAACATGTAGTACACATTAGCTTTACAGAAGGTATGGATCAATCATGGCCTTTCGGTGTAAGCATACTAGAGCCTATTTTTAAAGTATTTAAACAAAAAGAATTGTTAGAAGACAGTATTATTATTTACAGGGTACACAGAGCACCGGAAAGACGTGTGTTTATGATTGATGTAGGCAACATGCCTCCTCATAAAGCTAGACAGTACCTTGAGCAAGTGAAATACGAAGTACAGCAAAAACGTGTGCCTAATCAAGGCCCAGATGGATCAAGTGTTGCTGACTCTGCATACAATCCAATGAGTATGTTAGAAGACTATTTCTTTGCTACAACCGCTGACGGCCGTGGCAGCAAAGTAGATACCTTACCAGGCGGCGAGAACCTGGGGCAAATAGACGACTTGAGATATTTTAATAACAAATTATTACGCGGGTTACGCATCCCAAGTAGTTATTTGCCCACAGGACCAGAAGATGGTTCTGCGCAATACAACGACGGTAAAGTCGGTGTTGCGTATATACAAGAGTATAGATTTGCGAAATATGTAGAACGACTACAGAAGCAAATACAAGAAGACCTCGATAAAGAGTTTAAAATGTATCTAAAATACAGAGGCATCGATATCGATAGCAGTAAATTTAGAGTACAGTTTAACAAGCCTATGAACTTTAGTAGCTACAGAGAACTACAACTTAACACCGAACGTGCTTCTCTATTCGGACAAATATCTCAAATACCGTTTATAAGCAAGCAGTTTGCGCTTAAGAAATACATGGGTCTTAGTGATGCAGAACTTAAAGAGAATGAAGCATTGTGGAGTCAAGAAAACGACTACGCTAAGTACGCAGAACAAAAAGATAATGACTTCGGACTAAACAATATAGGTATTAGACCCGAACCTGACGAGTTTGTTGACCCAGACGCTGAGCCAGATTTATCAGGACTTGAAGAGCCTGATTTAGGCGCAGAAGGGATAAATAATGTTACAGGGACAGGCGGTTTACCTCCTGAAGGCGGGACTACTATATAATGAAGATCATGGAATTTTACGAGCCAGCAGAAGACCAAGGCACTAAAATTAAACAAAACGATACGAGGAAGCACAGGTTCACATTAAAGGAACTAAACAAACTTCGTAAAGTGCGAGAAATTGCTAAAGCCGAAGATATAGAGCATGGCAAATTTGTAAAAATTATGTATGCTACCCCTGCAGACGATACAGGCTTATAACTAAAATAAGCACACCCACAAGCCGAAAGTGACGTATGAGTTAATTTTGGGCTAAAATCACACCTTTTCAACACCTTTTTAACACAACTTTATAAGTAAACAGTAATCAATAAATACTGGCAAGTTATATTGAACTAAAAATTATTAGGAGGCCACAATGTCCCAGAAATTAAACCAAATTCTTGAACTTCTCCTTTCAGAAGACAACGATCGTGCCGAAGAAATGCTACACGAATATGTAGTATCTAAAGCACGTCAAGAATACGAAAGTATTTTAGATGAAGAAACTGAAATAGATGAAGACGAAGATGATGCAGAAGAAGTAGATGAAACAATCGATCGCACTGGCGAATTCGAAGACGACATTACTTCTAACTATGATGAAATTGATCAAGAAGAAACATACGAAGACGACATGGAACCAGAAATGGACGACATGGGCGACGACATGGAACCAGAAATGGACGACATGGGCGACGACATGGACGACATGGACGACATGGGCGGCGAAGGCGATCTAGAAGATAAAGTAGACGATCTAGAAGCAGAGCTTGAAGACCTTAAAGCTGAGTTTGAAGCACTTATGAGTGACGAAGGCGGCGACGAAGATGAAGGCGAAGATGACTTTGGCGGCGACGAAGATGAAGGCGAAGACGACATGGATTTCGGAGACGACGACGAAGAAGAAGTTATGGATTCTGTAGAATACGATCTAGATGAGTCAGACGACGAAGACGAAGACGAAGATAGCTTAGAAGAAGCTACTAAGTTCAGCGACAAAGTTAGCGAACAGCCTATGAAAGGCGGTAACCTAAAAGGTTCTGAAGCAGATAACAATCAATCACCATTCACTAACGCACCTAAGCCAAGCAAAATTGGTTCAGGAAACGTTAAGCCTGTTAAGATAAACAATGGCGGAGAAGGAAACAAAGGCAATAACAGCCCTAAAAATTCTAACTCACCATCAAATATCAAAGCGGATCACAAGAAAGCTGGTACCCAGCATAACAGTGGCGCAAACGGTGCTAATACCAAAGATAGCGGTAGTGAAAACAAAAGCCCATTTACTAAAGTACCTAACAAGTAAATAAGGCGTAAAAGGAGTTATTAATGGCTAGACAGTTATTCGAATATATAGATCCTACAACATCCGGTGTCCAGATTATGGAATCACAGGATGGTAAAGAGCTATTTATGGCAGGACTATTCATCCAAGGCGACGTAAAAAATCAAAATGGAAGAGTATATCCTGGAAGCGAAATACAGAAAGCCGTTGAAAGTGTTAGATCTCGTTTAGGTAAAGGCGAAACTGTAATGGGTGAGTTAGATCATCCAGAAGAATTACAGATTAACTTAGACCGCGTTAGTCACATCATTACTGATATGCACTGTGATGAAGCTAACGGAATGGGAAAACTAAAAATCATAGACACACCTATGGGTAATATTGCGAAAGCATTGTTAAAAGCAGGTGCGAAACTGGGCGTTAGCAGTCGAGGCAGTGGTAATGTAAATGAAAGTGGCTTAGTAAGTGACTTTGATATTATTACTGTAGACATTGTGGCCCAGCCCAGTGCACCAGACGCTTACCCTAAGACTATTTACGAAAGTCTATTTAATATGCAAGGTGGCGCTGTAATACACAGCGTCGCACAAGCAGTTACACACGACAAAAGTGCAGAAAAACACCTGTTGAACGAGGTACATAAGTTCATCAGAGAACTTAAACTATAAAGGAAGTAGGAGACTACTATGGCAGCATTTAAAGACCTACTTGAAGGCGCAGGACTTACTGAAGAAGCAACGTCCGCACTCCAAGAAGCATGGGATTCTAAAATACTAGAAGCTAGAGAAGAGCTTACTGCTGAACTACGCGAAGAATTTGCACAGCGTTATGAACATGACAAAGGCAAAATCGTTGAGGCTGTTGACAGTTTCATTAGCGAAAAGGTTGAAGCAGAAATAGCAGAGCTAGCTGAAGAAAGAGAATCACTTGCACAGCAAAAGGTAAATTATCGCAAAGCCATTGGTGAACATGCTAAACTACTTGATAAATTTGTAACAGAAATGGTAGCAAAAGAAGTTAAAGAATTACGTGCCGATAGGGCACAAGTTGCAGAACACGTTAGTAAACTTGACGAATTTGTAACTGAGTCTTTAGCGGCAGAAATTGCTGAATTCCACGAAGACAAGAAATCATTAGTAGAACAAAAAGTTAAAATGGTTCGACAAGGCAAGAAGAAACTTGCTGAAGCGAAAGCAGACTTTATCCGCAAAGCGGCTAACAAAGTTGAGAAAACAATCAACAATGTTATCAGCGAAGAGGTTAAAAGTTTCCGTAAAGACATCACCAATGCACGTGAAAACGATTTCGGTCGTAGAATATTTGAAGCATTTGCTAGCGAATTTGGTACTAGTTACTTAAACGAAAGCAAAGAAATCAAAACATTACAACACAAACTAAGCCAGATGGAAACACAACTTAATGAGACAGCAACAAAAGTTACAGCCAACGCTGAAGCTAAGAAGCTTGTTGAAAGTAAATTGCGTATAGCAGAAGACAAGTACGCTCGTAAAGAGAAACTTAACAGCTTGCTTGCCCCACTAGGCAAGGACAAAAAAGAAATTATGTCAGATTTGCTCGAATCTGTCAAAACTGAAAAATTAGATGAGTCCTTTAACAAGTACTTGCCTGGCGTTTTAGATGGTGAAACCCCAAGAGTAAAGAAGACATTGTCAGAATCAGTGAAGAAAGAACACACTGGGAATAAGGCATCTGCTAAAGCAGTAGAAGCCAATGACGAAACCGCAGATGTAGTCGAAATGGCAACACTGCGCAAATTAGCCGGACTTTCATAAAAGGAGTAAAGAAATGGCAAACTTATTTGAAAGCAACTGGTCCGCAACCAAAGAAGCACTGTTAGAAGGCGTAACTGGCCAACGTAAACAGACGCTGGATGTGGTCCTTGAGAATAGTAAACGCTATTTGTCAGAGGCAGCATCAGCAGGCTCAACGGGTGCAGGATCCGTAGCAACCTTAAACAAAGTGATGTTACCACTTATCAGACGTGTAATGCCGTCTGTAATCGCTAACGAACTAGTAGGCGTACAGCCTATGACTGGTCCAGTAGGACAAATTCATACTTTGCGTGTACGTTATGCGCAAACAGCCGCTGGCGTAACTGCTGGTACTGAAGCACTTAGCCCATTTGCACTAGCAAACGCTTATTCTGGTTCTCCAGATGCTACAGCTACCGCTGAAGGCACAGTAGGTAACAAAATGAGCATTCAGATCTTGAAAGAGACTGTTGAAGCGAAGACACGTCGTCTAAGCGCTCGTTGGACTTTCGAAGCCGCACAAGATGCAGAAGCTATGCATGGTGTTGACGTCGAAGCTGAAATTATGCAAGCTCTTGCACAAGAAATTGTTGTAGAAATTGACCAAGAAATTATTGGTTCTCTACGTACTCTAGCTGGTGCTGGTACTACTCTTGACTTCGGTCTTGTTACTGGTACACAAACTTACATCGGTGACCGTCATGCGGTTCTAGCGATTGAGATTAACCGAGCGGCAAACAGGATTGCGGCACGTACACGTCGTGGTGCTGGTAACTACATTGTAGTTTCTCCAGAAACATTGACTATCCTACAGTCTGCAAGCACTTCAACTTTTGCACGTACTACTGAAGGTTCTTTCGAAGCTCCTACAAACACTAAGTTTGTTGGTACTTTAAACGGAACAATCAAAGTATTCGTAGACAACTACGCGGCTGACGGTACTAAAGTACTTGTTGGTTACAAAGGTTCAAGCGAAACTGACGCTCCTGCGTTCTATTGCCCATACATTCCATTGATGAGCACTGGTCCAGTAATGGATCCAAACACATTTGAGCCAGTTGTTAGCTTTATGACCAGATACGGTTACAAAGAACTTACTAACACTGCTTCATCTCTTGGTAACGCGGCTGACTATGTAGATGCGATTTCACTTGTAAACGTAAGTTTCCAGTAAGATTACATCTTAGTACAAAGCACAATAAAAAAAGTCCCGCAAGGGGCTTTTTTTTGACTTAAATTTCATAATACAAAAGAATGATAAATAGTTGTATCAACAAACCTTAGGAAGATTAAATGGCTAAGCGCACGGTTATAGCACCAGATGAAGAATTACTTATTAGTGGTAGGTTAACTATTACTGGTAACGTAACTCAAATAGAAACTACCCAAGTAATAAATAATTTCGAATCAAATACCGTAGTTATTAATAGTGACGGAGACGATGTTAATTCTCGGCTTGTTCTAAACAGCAACGACAACGAAGCTGTTATAAGCTTCGACAATGATAACGACTACTTTCTCTTTAATAAAGACATCCAGGCAAACATAACAGGTAATGTTTCAGGTACAGTAACCACAGCAAATAGCCTAGTATCTCCAGTAACAATTACAATAGATGGCGACGGATCAGCAACAGACACATTCCAGAACGGTGGCGACACTGCAACACTTAGCTTGGTGTTAGATACAGTAAATGCTACAACAGGTTCCTTTGGTAATGCATCTTATATTCCTAACTTTACAGTTAATGGAAAAGGCTTAATAACTGCCGCTGGCGAAACAGCAGTAAATATCACTTCATCGCAAGTATCAAACTTTAACACTGCAATTAGCGCATATATTATAGGCGGAACTGCGTTAACAGAAAGCGGCGGAACAATTAGCTTAGACAATACAGCAGTTACACCTGCGGCATACGGTTCAGCAAGTAGTGTAGGAACATTTACAGTAGATCAACAAGGTCGTTTAACCGCAGCCGCAACTACGGCAATTAATATTACTTCATCGCAAGTAAGTAACTTTGTAACATCATCTAACTCTGCAATCGACGCAAGAGTTACAAAAACTTTTGTAGACGCATTAAACGTAGATGCTGATACGCTCGACTCTTTAAATTCCCTACAATTTGTTCGTGCAGATTTAGATCAAACATTATCGAATACATATACCTTTAGCGGCACGCTCGAGACTACTGGGGTATTAGATGCAACTAGTGGACAAATAATAGCAGTAACCCAAGCAAACACCGATAACAGTTCCAATGTTGCTACAACTTCATATGTTAATACCCGTGTCGAAGACCTAATAGGCGGCGCACCGGACGCACTTGATACGTTAAGAGAAATTTCCGACTCGTTAGCAAACAATACGTCACTTGCTAACACTCTTATTGCACAAATTACTAGTGCAAATACAAACATTGATACTAACAACGTAGCAATACAGGCGTTAGAGGATATTACATTAACTGCCGGTAACGGTCTAGTAGGGACTGGTACATTAACAGGAGATATAACATTTGATGTCGGAGACGGAGATGGTATATCAGTTTCAGCAGATAGCATTGCTGTAGACTCTACTGTAGTAAGGACAACTGGTACACAAAGCATAGCAGGCGCAAAAACATTTACAGGAACATTAATAGGTCCAACAGGAACGCCAACAACAGAAGGCGCTATTTACAGAGACGGCAGTGAATACTATGCTTATGTTGGCGGAATAGAAAGACGGTTAACTGGTAGTGATGTAGGAGAAGTAGAAGACGTCGGTACTGGCGATATAGACATTTACGCAGGTTCTCGAACTGCCGCTAATATTACATACCACGGTATTAAGTCTATAAGCGATTCAACTTATACTACTATAAGTGAAGCGTCAAACGTTATAACAATAGATGGTAATATTTCTGCGATACGTACAGGATTTAGTGTAACAGATACAGGTGGGGACGGCTCATTAACTTATACTGCCTCAACAGGTGTATTTACATATACAGGCCCAAGCGCATCCGAAGTACGCGCACACTTAAGCGGAACAGGATTAATAGGATACGACAGTGGCACAGGCGTTATAAGCACAACTGCTGACAACTATGCTAACTGGAAATTTGTAACTCCGACAACTGGTAACGTAACAGTAGGCAGCGACGAACTAGTTAGCTTTGTGGCAGGAACAGGAATCACAATTAGTAACAGCGGCAGAGCTATTACAATTACTAACTCTAATACTGCTGACATTACAGACGTTACTGCTGGCGCTGGTTTAACAGGTGGCGGAACTTCAGGCTCGATTAACTTAGATGTAGGCGCAGGCGACGGTATCACTGTCGCAGCCGATACAGTCGCGGTTGATAGTACTGTAGCGAGAACAGATGTAGAGGAAGTATTTTTTGCAGACACTGGATTAACTGTAACATACCAATGGCGCGGTGACCACTACGTTAACTTAGAAATGGAATCCGATGTAGACGCAAACACAGGTGGCCCGTACAACGGTGGTATAACACTAAGTGGTGGCAACGGTGATTTAGAATTACGAGCCAATTCAGTAATCGGTATGTCGATAGAACAAAGCACTCTTACTACCGCACTTATAGGAAACTTAATTAAATTTGGTGGAGATAACACCACAGCACAAACTACGTTAAGAAGAAATAGCACACAAGGATCACTTGCACTAACGGGCGGGTCATCGTCTGCGCTAGGATCTGCATTATTCGTATACGGGCAAGCTCACGCTACATTAGCAAATGATTTTAGATTTACTGCAAGCGGAACAGAGGTGGTACATAGAGACCACTCTATAGGTGCAATTCATTTTGCAGACAACATGATGGTTGGTGCAATGACCCCAGCCCCTGATGGTACACTCCACGTTCATACTGGTAGTTCAGGAAGCGTTACACCCAACGCATCAGCCGATGACCTTGTCATCGAAAATTCTTCAAACGCAGGAATATCTATTTTAACTCCAAATGCAAATCTTGGGTATTTAATGTTCGGCACGCCAGCAAACAACGCTGGGTTTATTATTGACTGGGATTATTCGAACCTAACTACACGAATAAGAACGAATGCCGCCGGTGCAAATATTAGCCTGCAATCAGGCAATGAAGCGGAGAATTTAGTACTCTCTGGTGAAATCGGCAGTGAACTTGCTGAGTTTATCGGCGATGTTACCATTGGCGGTGACATTACTGTAATAGGTGATACATTAACTAACGATGACGCAAGAGGTTCTGCTAACGTAACAACAACTGCAACTACTGAAGTATCGCTACATACTTTTGCCCACGCAACTTATACAACAGGTGAGTATGTGATACAGGCTACTAGCGCAGGCGATAAACACATAACTAAATTGCTAGTAATGACAGATGGCAGTATTGCTAATTCAACAGAATTTGCAGAGTTGATTTCAAACGTGTCGCTATTCACTGCTAATGTAGATGTATCCGGCGCGGATTGTAGATTACGAATAACACCAGCAAGCGCAACGTCGACAACATTTAAAACTTCTTATACATTGATAGAGGCGTAACATGGGAACTACTTACGGCCCAAACCCAAACAGTAGCCAAGCTAATTTAGAACTATGTGTAGATTTTAGTAATTCTAAAATGTATGCAGGTACTGGTACTACTATTACATCGCTAACAGGATCTGTGGGCAATGGAACATTAGTAGGCGCCCCCACATTTACTTCGGGCACACCGGGGTATATCACAACAACTGACACACAATATATAAGTTATCCTAATGTTTTTGAAAGCCAAAGTATTACTGTAATTTCATGGGTATACCCAACATCGCTAACTAGTACAGTAGCAGGAACAGCCGCAAGAATTGTAAGCAGGGATAGAAGCGACTATTGGATGCTAGGTTTAGAAAACGGAGGCGCAGTAGAGTGGTCAATATATAATAGTGGAGGCTTTAGCTACTGGTTAACACAGACTGCCGTATTTGAAATAAACACATGGCAACAAATTGTTGGCACTTATGACGGGTCAACAGGTGATCGGCTAGTGTATAAGAACGGTGAAGTAATTGCTGTTAATTCTACATCTACGGCGACTACAATAGGAAATGGTGCGTCACGCCCTATTGCTATTAATACAAACGTTGAAGCAACACCGCTAGCGCAATTTGGTATGCCCGGACGACACGGCATGCATTTTGTTTATTCTAAAGCATTAACAGCAGATGACGTATTACAAAATTTTGAAGCACATAAAGGACGGTTTGGATTATGAGCGCAATAGGTGGCCCTAAAACAGTAACAAACGGATTGATATCCTCTGTTGATTTTGGCAATCCAAAATCATTTAAAGGAGTTCCGACTAAAAATTATTGGACTACTGAGCGACCTAACTTCTCTAACTGGAACTCACAGGATGTAGTGACTGCAGATATATCCACAACTATTAGGCGTTTACACAGTACGTCTAATGTAGCATTTAGCGCAATACAATACACCGCCGCAAACTACAGTGCAGATGCTGATGCAAACATACAATTAAGTTATGCGCTCGATGTAAGAGGTCAAGGTTCTGCTGGTCTTACTATACATCAAGCTCAAACGTCGCCTAACCAGTCAGCAAATTTAGAATTAAGTTCGACTAAACTTGTGCTTAAGGAAAATGAATGGGTTAGATTACAGTTTGAGGGTTTTTATCACGCAAATACAACAACAGCACAAAACTGTCTTGTAACGCTAACAGCTGGCACAGGCAATTATGTAGAATGTAGAAACGCACAAGTAGAATTTAGTCCATACACTACACCTTATGTTTACGGTACCCGATCTAATACACAGAGCTTATATGATCAAGTAACGAGCATACCTACTACAGTTAATTCAATAACAACATTGGCAGATAACAGAGTAGAATTTGACCAAACTAATTATGTTTCGTTAGGAGACTTTTCTTCTATTACGTCAAAATTTAGCGCAGAATTTTGGTTAAACCCGTATTATCTAGATGTTGACGCAAACAACAACTATCGTAGGGTTTTATTCAATACCGGCAATAGTAATTTTATTTTAATAGAACAAAGCGGTTCGATTAGTTTCCGTGTTCCTGGAATCGATGAGGTTAATTATACGGCCGCAGGTGTAACTATAAACAACTGGTGGCATGTTGTGTGTGTTTATGATCAAGACAAGAGATATATTTATATTAACGGTGCGCTTAAAGGATCACAGACGATAGGTGCTGGTACAGTATCTTTAGCAACATTGCGATTGAACCAAACCGGAATACAAGGGTTTGAAGGCCAGATAGAGATCGCAAAAATATACAATAGAGATTTAACAGCAGATGACGTATTACAAAATTTTGAAGCATATAAAGGACGGTTTGGATTATGAGTTTAGGGCACGGAGCAACATCACTAATATACAATTTATTATTCTGTGTAGATGCCGCAAATACAAAGAGTATATCCGCCAATACATTAGTTGATTTAGGATCAGTTAATACTGGAACAATGGGAGTTACTACAAATGTTGTGCGTAACATAGACAACGCAGGATATATTCAATTCTCAAACGAAGCGGCAGATAACGATAGCTTTTATCTTTCTAGAACAATTTCCGGATATCCGGAATTACATTTAGAAACAGATTTATCCATGGAAGCAGTATGGTATCAATCATCCACACTAGGTGACGACTTTTCTTTAATAGCAAGGTTTGGACAAACAACTGATCAAATATATTCTCTGTTTGTTAGCCGCAGTGGTACAAATTTACAATGGAATGTGTTCACGGGCAGTTTTGTAGGGTATAACTCAAGCGCAGGCACTAACGTATTAGATACATGGAATCACGCTATTGTTACTAGAAGCGGCACAACTTTATCGTTTTACCATAACGGTGAGTTTGACACGTCAACAACAGTGGCCATATCTACTGCTACCCCGGGGTCGCTAACTTTAGGAGCATCGTCTATAGATGGTGTAAACCAAGATTTAAATGGTGGTATCGCATTGTTTAAATTGTATGATAAAGCATTAACAGCAGACGAGGTTAAACAAAATTATAACGCAGTTAAAGGAAGATTTGCTGGCATAGGTGGGGCTTAAGATAATTTAAAGGAAAGTTTATGAGTTTAAAACACGGGGGAAGCATAGTAAGAGATGGCTTATATCTTTATATAGATATGGCTAACCCTAAATCTATACCGGCAGACGAGATGGTTGACAGCACACGGATTACAGATGCGGCTACTATAACTGACCTTGCTGGGAATTATAATTGTACAATGGGAACAGATGCTAATGGTATATGGGTCGCAGAGAACAGCGGCATGTTTGATATAGATTATGTTTCGACTGCCAATGAAGTAAAACTACCATCGTCATTGGCAACAGACCACGCAGGGGATACTAATTTTACTCTAAGTTTTTGGGCTCAGCTAGATTCGGTTTCTGCGGACATTGATACTTTATACACAGGAAGCGGCGGAAACGCAAATCTATTTATTTACAGAACACCATCAACAAGATGGGCATTTTTTCAATATGATGGCGCAGTAGAGCATATTTTTCTAAATAGTAGTCACGCGGAAACTGGTATTACTATCGGGGTACCATTTAACATAACAGTCGTTGCTCCATATAACCCGCCAAATGAAGTAGGATTGTATGTAAACGGTAATTTTATATCTTCAACAACAGAAACAACGCCACAATTAGCCTTTACTGCCGGACAGATGGGAATAGGGCAAGAGTATGATGGTGGTACTAAAGACGCTAATCAACGTTGGCATGGAAAGTTTGCTTCTCTAGCAATGTATAACCGTGCGTTATCAGCTACAGAAATAAAACAAAACTTCCTAGCAATGCGGGGAAGATTCGGATTATGAGTTTAAAACACGGAGGAAGCATAGTAAGAGATGGGCTAATATTTGGATACGATTTAGATAATGTAAAATCGTTTAAAGGCGCACCTGTAACTAATTTATTAACTGGTGCAGGTACTACTAATTTAGCTAATGGGGCAATATTAAGCGGATCGGCAACAAGGACCGATTTAGGTAACGGTTTTGTTAAATTTGAAGTAACAGCGCAGATAACATATAGAATGTATTGTAACCTAGCGACATTAACTAACGGGCAAACATACGGATGTAGCGTAAAGTATAAAGATAACACTTGTACAACATTAGCGATGGATTGGTGTGACACCTCAGTAACAGGCGGAGTAAATACTCCCTCGGGAGATAATGGAATAATTTACGGGTCCGGAACAAGAGGTACGTACGATAGCACTTATAGATTCCTAGACATCAATATCGGTATAGGTAGCGTGACATTGTACGAAGCACAAGTAGATTCAGTTTCAGTCCCAACACCATACGTTAACGGTACACGTTCTAACACTGCTTCTGTACTAGACCAATTCGGTGATAGTACTATTACAGTAAACAGCATAACACCCGAGGTTAATAATAAAGTTTCTTTTGACGGCACAGATTACATAACTGTACCAAGCGCAAATTTGAAACCAACAATTACAATAACACAAGAATGCTGGTTTCGAAGCACAACGACTGGCACTTCGCAGGTTATGATAGGATTACAATACGGAACGTCTACTAGTAACTCTTATGCGCTATGGTGGACAAACACACAATGGGCAACTGGTATTAATGTTGGTGGAACATTCTATCAACTTACTAATAACACGCATCCACGCGCAACTAATACATGGTATCATTTTGCTAGTACGTATGACGGCGCAAATATAAAAATGTACGTGGACGGCGAAGAGATAGATTCCGTAGCACGATCAGGCTTAATAGGGTATGACGCAAGTAATACCCTTGTTACATTAGGGGCAGATTTTAACGGTGCAGGGTACAATTCGGGTGTGACAACACATATACAAGGAGAACTACCAGTAGTAAAAATTTACAACCGTGCGTTAACAGCTACAGAAATAAAACAAAATTTTCAAGCACTACGAAGTAGATTCGGGTTATGAGCACATCTTACGGGGCAGGTCTAGTCACTGACGGAATTGCATCATTAATTGACGCAAGTAATATTAAGAGTTATCCCGGAGCCGGCACATCCATAACAGACATGATCGGAACAGAAGATTATACTTTAACATCTGGGGCAGTGATTGCAACTGTTGACTCAGTGGAGTGTTTTGATGTTTCTGCTAGTGCTAGACGCTTAGTCGGGTCCAGTGCTGTAACTTTTGGAAGCGAGCACACGTTACAATGCTGGGCACGACCATTAAGCGATGCAACGGCGGTAACATGGCGAACACTATGGAGAACAGACCCAGAGGACCACCCTATTCTCATACAAGACGGGACAAATGTAATTGGGTACTATGACAATAGCGCAAGTACTTTTCGAAGTTACGGATTAAACATCGGAACAATAGGTATGGAAAATAAATGGACAATGTTCACAGTGGTTGCTTCTGCTGGGACTAGCACATTATATATAAACGATAATCAATATTCCGGCTCTGTTGCGTACTCTGCTGACGGCGGGACGTTACTTACTATCGGTGGTTGGTCATCAAGCCAGCCATTCGGGTATATAGCAAATAACATTGCATATACAAGAGCATTATCAGTAGCCGAAATAAATCAAAACTTTCAAGCACTGCGAGGGAGATTCGGGTTATGAGTATATCTTACGGTTCGACACCAATAAAAAACGGATTAGTGTTTTACGTAGACCCAGCAAACCCAAAAAGCTATATCGGTACTGGTACAGCTATCGATGATATATACGGAGGAACAGCAACAGGTGAAGTAGCAGGAGGAGCAACATTCAGTTCGGCAAATGCAGGGCACTTCCAATTTGTCACAGACGATTATTTGCGATTCCCTAATAACACTAATTTAGATACACAAACACTAACAATAGAAGTTTGGGTTAAACCGAACGTAGTAGGTTCGCATAACGGCTTTTACTTTGAGAAAGGTACAGTTAACACGCAGTATTCCATATTCCAAGGCGGCACTAGTTTAATATTTCGAACGTTTTTAGGTGGCATTTCCGATTTAACGGTAACTACAGCAACTTATATGACAGCAGGCGAATGGTATCAAGTTGTAGGCACATACACCTCCGGTGATAAGCGGTTATATATTAACGGTACACAAGTTAATTCTAATGGTGTAACAGGAACAGTAAGCACGAACAGCGGTGGTATGTCCATGGGTGCATATGGTGGGTACAGTGGCTCTCGCAGTTATTATTTAAACGGTAATTTATCATTATGCCGAGTATATAACCGAGTACTTACACAAGAAGAAATACAGCATAATTTTATAGTAAATAAAGGGAGATTTGGCTTATGACAGCTTCAGTCGGACCAAGAATAGAAAAGGATGGCCTAGTATTTGCGTACGATGTTAATAATCAAAAAAGCAATAAAGGTAAACCGACTACTAATCTTATACAGCCGGTAAATGACGGTAACAACACAACTCACCCGAGCTATAGACCTTATTCTGGCTCCCCCCATTTCGGAGGTGGAACTGTAACCACAACAGAAGTACCGCCACCTCATCCCGGACTGACTGTATATAAACATACTGACGACGGCGTAGATTCTCAGACAGGTAGACTATCAATTAGATATCTAATAACTCAAGGCCTGCTGAGTTACGACACGACTTACTGCCATTCTTACTATGTATGGTTGCCTAGTGAATATGCGGCTAGGTGGGGAAACGGACAAAGGGGCGGACTTTACCAAAACACTGCTGGTGGCGATTGGCATAGTTGGCGCGGATACAATGCTACTTATTCTAATTATGGTGCTGGCGGCATACAAGGCACTAGTTTAGTGGGTGGTTCGCCATCAGGACCATGGGGACAGATGTACGACAAAACTAAACTAGATCAATGGCAGAGAGTTTACGCAGTGTTTACACCGCTAACGGATAACATAAATGTTCCGGGTGAAGGCGATCTAGATAACAATATAAACGCAACAGGTTGGTACCGATATTTAGTTAGTAACGGTGTAAGCGGAGGTGACCCATTTCACATTTACACTAGTGGCGGTATGCTTGAAGAAGGAGTAACATCTCCTGCGCCATGGGCATACACTGAAAGAACTGTCGACGATGCTGTTACAGATTTAACCGGCACAACAACGGTTGATACGAATGCTACTTATGATTCAACTGGAACTGAACTTGAATTTGTAGCAGGTAATATTAATAGGATGGTTGTTAATGGTAGTGTAGATTCTCTGTGCGCAAACCCGGATACATATTCGCTAGAATGTGTTTTTATGAAAACAGGAAATACAGACATTTACACGCAAGGCATTATTTTCGGATGGCAAGGATATAACAACGGTATTATAATATCAGATACCAACCAAGTGTACTGCGGTGCCTGGTACGCAAACTCACCGTGGTCAGTCAGGAATACCGCGCTTACTGCGGTAAGTGAAAATCAATGGTATCACGCAGTTATGACATTTAACGCTAATGGAAATATAACATTCTATATAAACGGGGAGTTTAGAGACGCAATTGATATTACAGCAAATACCGCGTCAAGTGGCAATAATTGGTACGGCCGCACGGCTAATATCACAGTAGGTGGCGGCGTAAGTACTTACCGGTTTACGGGCAAAGTACCTATCGCTAAAGTATATGAAAAAGAATTAACAGCCGCAGAAGTTAAGAAAAATTATAGCGCATACAGAAGAAGGTTCGGATTATGACAGCATCAGTTGGCCCAAGAGCATTAAAAGACGGATTGATATTTGCTTACGATATAGCAAATACAGAAAAGTCATGGAAGGGAGCACCTACTACTAACTATTTTACATCAGTGCCCCCAGCATACGACTTATGGAATAGTCCAGCTAACGCCACAGTAACAAATAGTGGTGTTGCAAGGGTACTAACCGCCGGTGATGCTGGCACCACTTATATGCTAGAAGGCCTGGGTAATCCCGGCGGGTTATTAGATACAAATGTTGCCGTAAGCTATTCTGCTTATTTACGGGGTTCCGGAACTGCTCGCATCCGAGCCGATCAATCAAACTCTACGCCCGGGCAAACCGCAAGCTCAAGAACAAGCGCACCGGTTACACTAGACCCAGTTATATGGCAACGCGCAAAAGTAGAAGGTTACTACCCACAATTAAATCCTACAGTACAAAATGTGCTTGTCTATATTACTTCCGGTAGTGAGTATGTAGAAGTAAAAGATGTACAATGGGAATACCAACCCTTTGCAACGCCAAGAACAGCATCATCTAGAACAACTACAAATAATGTAATTGATATGACAAACCGAAGTACCGTAACTGTAGGTGCAAACTTTACTTATACTGCGGAAAATAAAATAAAATTTGAACCGGGAGAAACATCTGCCAATGGTTTATCGATACCGCTTGATACTGCGTTTAATAAACAAGAAGGTACATTAGACATTTGGGCTAAAGCAGATACATTTAGCGGATCTAATGGGTTGTTTGTTAACAGGAACTCGGCTACTGCAAATGCATTAGATTGGCTATGGTTTGGATTTTGGAGTTCGGCTGGCTTCTTGTATCTTAGAATAGGCGATAGTGTAGCTTGTTGTGTACAGCAATTAGCACCTAGTGCTCACGGCGTAGTCGCAGGGCAATATGCACACCTTGTTGCCACATGGAAGGCATCCGGTAACATGGTAATATATATTAATGGCGAACTGTTAGCTTCGCGTAGTACAGGAACAATCCCCGCAACAAACCCAGCGTCTACAGGATTAATTGGTATCGGACATGCTACCACTGGTTCCGGCGCATTTGATGGTGAAATTGCCAAAGTAAATATTTACAATAGACAATTAACAGCCGCAGAAGTAAAGCAAAACTTTAAAGCGCATCGAGGAAGGTTCGGAATTTAGATAAATATAGTAAACTGGGGGACAGTGAACCCGGCGGAGATCTAGATGGCCAACGATAAAAGATTCGTTACGAAAAACGGATTAACCACGCAAAATATTCAATTCGTCTCACCGGACGGCGCAAACATAATTTTCGCAGAAATGCTTGATAGCGATACGCTATCATTTTACGGCAATGCTGGCCAACTCTTCAGCATAACAGACTCCTTAACTGGTACAATATTCGGTATTAACGACATCTCGGGTTTTCCTAGTTTTGAAATTGAGGCTAATGGTAATATTAGCATGGCGGAATTTTCCGGCAATGTAAACATAGGCAGTGATACTTTTATAACTGGCAACATTTTCATGAATGATGCCGCAGGCCCGGCTATTTTAAACGAAGCGGCAACTAGCACAAACCCAACGCTAGTTCCTAACAAAGCAGATGTTGATACTGGTATCGGATGGAATACAACTAACGTCTTGTCGTTTATTACGGCAGGCACAGAAAAATTTGTCGTGGGAAATCATTTCTCAGCAAGCACTGCTAGTGGCCCACGAATGGTTGGAGGCGAAACTCCATCAAGCACAAATCCAACATTAGTACCGAATAAAACAGACGATAATACTGGTATAGGCTGGCAAGCGGCAGATTCATTGTCAGTAATTGCTGGTGGCGTAGAAGGTATTAGAATAGGAACAACCGCTGTAACCTTACAACTTGATGCTACTGCTGGTCTTATTAATGGTAGCGATGCCGCCGGACCATCGTTCAGAGGTTCCGAATCCGCAAGTAGTACAAACCCAACACTAGTGCCCAACAAGGCAGATGTTGATACTGGTATAGGTTGGAATTCAACTGATCATCTTTCTTTGATAGGAGGTGGTGTAGAGAAACTTCGTCTTGGTGCAGTTATGACTGGTTTTGTACCATTGAACGGTACAAATGCGGCTGGCCCAGCTATTATGTTAAACGAAGCATCATCAACTACGAACCCAACGCTTGTTCCTAGCCGCGGCGACTTAACAACAGGTATCGGTTCATCCGGGGCGCATTTATCGTTTATTGAAACTGCAACTGAGCGGGCATATATAGATTCGAGTGGTATAACAGTTACTGGGCAACTTAGAGCGGCTACAGCAAGTGGCCCAACAATGGTAAACGAAACGCCAACTAGCGCAAACCCAACACTAATCCCAAACAGAACAGACCTTGATACAGGTATTGGTTGGGAGACCGCAGACGCAGTAACAATTGTTGCTGGTGGCACAAGGGTAGGATCATTTACAGATAAAGGATTAGGTATTGATGTAGTGCCTAATACCAATTGGGGGGCTGGTGCAAAAGTGGTTGAGTTTGGTAATACTGGTTCGGTGATGAATTATAGTGATCGATCAACACATCTCAATAATAATGCATATTTTGATGGAGCTAATTGGCGATATGTGAACACTGCTGAAGCTACCAATATGTATCTTTTGAACCGTGATATTTATTTCCGCAATGCCGCATCTGGCACGGCAAATACTACACTGACATGGTCAACATCAGCACTCTTAAGTGAAACTGGTTTTGCAGTTGGCAATAGTGCTGGATCACAGTTAATGAACGAAGCGGCTACTTCCACAAACCCAACGCTAGTTCCTAACAAAGCAGAAACAGACACAGGTATAGGTTGGGCAACAGACGCATTACATTTTATTGGCGGGGGTGTTAGCTTAGGTGTAATTAACGGCACAGGATTTACTTCAACTGGTACAGTCTTAGGCACTAACTTAAGTGGTACTAATACTGGTGATATTACATTAGCAGGCACACCGAACTATATTACAATTTCGGGACAAACAATAACACGCAACCAAGTTGATTTGGCAGCTGACGTTACTGGCAACTTACCGATTGCAAATTTAAATACTGGCACCGGTGCTAGTGGATTAACGTTTTGGCGTGGTGATGGTACTTGGGCAGTCCCAGCAGGAGCAGGTGATGTAAGTAAAGTAGGTACACCAGTAAACAATCAAATTGGTGTGTGGACAGGTAACGGCACGATAGAAGGCGATGCTAATTTTACATGGAGCGGAACAGCATTAGGTGTAACAGGTAACGCAACTGTATCCGGATTTTTAACAGTTAGTGGTTCAACATTAACATTTGACGGTGTTGGACTAACAGCAATACAAACAAGCGGTGAAGGCTTTGCTAATAACGACACGAGCATTATGACCAGTGCCGCTATTGAAGATAAAATATTATCATACAGTTATTCAACCACTGTAGGCACAGTAACTTCTGTTACAGCCGGTACTGGTATGACACAGACCGGCACATCAACAATCAATCCGACATTAAATGTTATTGGTGGTGATGGCATCACAGCTAACGCAAATGACATTGCTGTAGACAGCACTGTAGCAAGAACAAACGTTAACGAAACTTTCGACCAAGACGTAATTATTTCGGGCAATTTAACAGTTTCAGGAACAACTACAAGTGTTAATACAGAAACAATTGAGCTTGCTGATAATATAATACTCTTCAACAGTAACGAAGCTGGCACACCGTCACAAGATGCAGGTATTGAAATAGAACGAGGCACTAGTGCTAACAAAACATTTTTATGGATAGAAGCAGGAGATTACTGGTCCATTGGAACAGAAGAATTACGTACAGGTAATGTGGATGTTACTGGTTTGTTAACCGCTACACAAAAATCATTTACTATAGATCACCCAACTAAACCAAACATGAAATTGCGTTACGGGTCTTTAGAAGGACCGGAAAACGGAGTGTATGTAAGAGGTAAATTAAACGGAAGTGTAATAGAGCTACCGGAGTATTGGACAGGACTAGTACACGAAGATACTATTACCGTTAGTTTAACCCCGATTGGTTCGCATCAAAACTTGTACGTTGAAAAAATTGAAAACAATAAAGTATATGTTGGGTCGGACGGTGATATTAACTGCTTTTACACTGTTTACGGAGAACGTAAAGACGTAGACAAGCTAACAGTAGAATTTAGTGATTAATCGCATACAGATAAATACGTATATAATTAGGAATACATATGGCAGACGCAGATAAGAATATTTTAATAACACCTAATACAGGTGTTGCGAGCATTGAACCGTCGATAGAATTTACTGGCGGGGATAATGTTACGATTACACTGAATATATTGGATGATGGTACACTTAGCTTTGAGGGCACATCAGGCCAGTTGTTTGCCATATCCGATGGCGCAGGAAATACAATTTTTTCAGTTAATGATATCTCGGGTGTTCCTAGCATAGAAGTTGACAATGATGGAACAATACGGTTTGCTGAGCTTTCCGGAAACGTACTTATAGGCACAGCAGTTGACAACGGCAATTTATTACAAGTAGACGGGAGCGTATCTACAGCAGGAAACCTTTTTGTAGACGGTACAGTATTAAAATTTGATGGTGTTGGTCTAACGGCAATACAAACAAGCGCAGAAGGCTTTGGGAATAACGACACAAGCATAATGACCTCCGCGGCTGTTGAAGATAAAATATTATCATACAGCTATTCGACTACAACCGGTACGGTAACTTCTATAGATATTACTGCTGGCACACTTATTGATAAAACTGGCGGGCCTATAACTAGTTCAGGTGCTATTACAGTAAACGTTGATTTAAGTGAAGCAACAGAAGCAGTTTATGCACCGGGCACTGATTACTTGCTCTTCTTGGATGGCGGAACAGCCGGCACTGCCGCAAAAGAAAGTGGTATAGACTTTGCGGCTGCATTAGCAGGAACTGGCTTAACAGCATCAAGCGGTGTAATTAATAGAGATACGATTGCGCTAACAACAGATACAAGCGGTAACTACGTAGCGACAATTACTGGTGGTACTGGTATTGATAGTACAGGAGCAACAACTGGTGAGGGTATTGCCCATACACTTAGTTTTGACGGGTCCGAGTTAGCTGTAGGCGGCGCATTGATCGGCACAGACTATTTAGTAGGCGTTAATGGTGGGGTCTCTAATAGACAATTAATTTCTTCTACACCACTAAGTATTTTTAGTAATGATGTGGGATGGACAACCAATACTGGTACTGTAACAAATGTCGCAACTACAGGAACTGTTAACGGAATAACATTAACAGGTACAGTAAGCACAAGCGGCACATTAACATTAGGCGGAACACTAGGCAGTATAACAGTCTCGCAACTTGCCGCATCAGCAATACAAACAAGCGGTGAAGGTTTTGTTGATAGTGATACAGTAGTAATGACAGCGGCCGCAGTAGACGATAGGATTTTATCTTATGGCTATTCAACCACAACTGGTACAGTGACGTCAGTAAGTGGTGGTGGCGGTATTACATCAACAGGCGGCACAACTCCTTCTCTTAGCGTTGACTTAACTGATACAACTAAATTTACAAGTACAAATACAGCAAGCCGCGCAGTATATCGCGATGGCTCAGGCAACTTTAGCGCAGGTACAATCACAGCGTCACTTTCCGGTAATGCCACAAGTGCTACAACTGCAACGACAGCAACCACAGCAACCACAGTAGCTCTAGTAGCAACGAATACAACAAATGCAGTACATTACCCAACGTTCGTAGATGCCGCAACTGGTAATGAAAACGTAAGAACCGACACTGGATACACATATAATCCAAGTACTGGAGTATTAACAGCAACACAATTTGATGGTTTAGCAACATCGGCCCAGTACGCTGACCTTGCAGAACGATATGAAGCTGATTGCGAGTTAACACCCGGCGAGGTTGTTATATTTGGTGGTGTTAAAGAAATCACAAAAGCCACAGAATTCATGGATACACGAGTAGCTGGTGTTATATCAACTAGGCCCGGCTTTAAACTAAATGCTAAAGCAGGCACGAATAAAACCCATCCTTACTTAGCAGTAACAGGGCGCGTACCGTGTCAAGTAACTGGTGTCGTACGAAAAGGTGACTTGCTAGTAACTTCATCGGAACACGGTTGCGCTGAATCAGCTAACAATGCTAAACCCGGAACAATTATAGGCAAAGCATTAGAAGATTTTAACGGCGATTATGGAGTTATTGAAGTATTTGTTAACTTGATGTAATGATTAATTTAATCCACATTCCAAAAACTGGTGGCACTGCCATACGGCATTCGTTGAGGGGAAGTGGATGCAAAAACATCAAGTACCCAAATACTCATGCTTTCTCCCTATTTTCTAAAAATAATCAGAATATCGGCTTCATAGTAAGAGATCCATGGGAGCGGTTTTGTAGTGGTTTTTGGGATTTTAAGACTACTTTGCAAAGAATACCCTTAGCTAAAAATGCTGAGAATTTGCCGTATGTAATACCGCATAAACCACAACAAATGACTGAAGAAGAAAACTTTATTTTAGCAAACATTGCTGACCCAAATTCTTTCGTAGAATGGTTAATTGAAAAAGACGGCAACGTTGATTTATATTCGAGAGAACTTAATTTACACAGTGATTTAGGCATGATGACTTGTAGTTTATATTACTGGTTAGGTGATCTTGAAAAATACAAATCAGCTGAAAGTAACGTAAACGTTGCTATAGACATAACAGCGTTATCTTCATACATGTCTAACCACCATGAAGTAACTATGGTTTCTAATCCGTTCGGTGCAAGAAGCAGAAAACAGTTTAATATAGAACAGCCGTACACTGCGACTGAAAGTAATTTGAATTGGTTCAAAGAATGGCGAAAGGATGATTATTTATTAGTTGATTATATAAAAACAAAAGAGTATTATTACGAGGAGTCATATGCATTTTAAAATTTTAACGGCGATTATGGAGTTATTGAAGTATTTGTTAACTTGATGTAAGCCAAAATCAGCTTTATAGATAAATAACAGTAAAGCAATATTTAATCTAGGAGATTTAAACCATGGCAATTAATGCTGCAGAATGGTCCGTCGGCGTAAACGGGGATATCCGTCACGTTACAGGTACTGAAACTTATACTGTGTTAGAATTACACAGATGGTTACAAGACTTGGCTGATAACGAATCAACAACTTCGGATGACTTACTTGACATTACAAGTGATACCCCTTCCGAACGTTCAACGGACAACATTATAACACTAAATGCCCCATACAACATCGATGATGATGCGGCACAATATTTATTTGCTGGATCCATTACGCAAAGTGGCGGAGACACAGTTTATTCAGGACTACAGGTGCTAGGCGCGGTAAACAACGCGGCTACACAACTTATGGTAATCCAAAACAGTCAACTATATCCATTTACACCAGACCCAACTGCTCCGTTCTGGGGTGACCAATCGAACACTATTACAGGTGACTTTGGTTACAACGGCGCACAAGCATCTGGTGTACTTATGAGATGTATGATTAAAACAAGAGAATTTGGAGCCGATATTAACGGTAAGCGAATTAGGGTACAAGCACGTCATTGGGGTGATACATATGACTTCTTTAACGTGACACTGGGACAGGGTGAGTCGGTAGCGGCGATTGGTACTACACCGGACGCACAGAACGATACTCCTGTTGGAACAGTGACTACTTACACCCACGTTGTTAACTCCGGCGGAACAGCAAATGCTCCAACTGGCGGCTTTCAAGGTATCGACCTTAACAACGGTGAAGGCTCATTTGACTACTACTCACAGTGGACATATGGTGCTGACACTTCCGGCGACGGACTTAAGGGTATTTGGGAATACATTAAAGAACTTTCAGGTCACGGTTCACCGTTAATTGATGCGCAAGACGAAACCTCGTATGACAATGCCGGTAACAACGGTACGTTTACAGCAGGAACTAACTATGCAATATCCGACGTGTTAACAATGTCGGACGGTACACAAATAACAGTTGATGCTGTTAGTACAGGCGCTGTTACACAGTTTACTATCGACAGCAGTACTGGCGACGAATCACTCAAGCCTGGTGACGTATTGACTATGGCTTCTGTTTTACCTGACACTGGCGACGAAAGCGGCTTTACTTTAACAGTTGGATCAGCTAACTTAGTAGCACAAAAAACAATTGATAGCTTAGACGGACAATTGTTCTTAGGAGTAACGCATGGTGTTGAGACTGGTGTTCCATCTGGTGCATTTACTGAAAGAGAAATTATGGCATGGGGAACGGAATTAACATATAACACTGGTACCGATATGAACCTCGTGGCTGCGGGTGACCGTATTGTATTCTCAGGCGGAGCAGGCGGCGAGATTACTTATACTTCACTTGGTGCCGCAACTGGTACACTATATGTACTAATGGATAGCGGCGAAGCTAACCCTGGCGCGGCAGAAACATTTACTGTTTATGACGATGCAGGCGCAACTACTTCAGTTGGTACAGTAGCTACTATAGTTGGAGGCACAGCAGGACAAGGCGGTACTGGGTTATTATTAGCCGATGATACAGGAAATGATATCTTTTACTACCAGTTGTTAACAGGAACTGCGGCTGGCACAGGTGTGAAAATCATCGGAACAACCTCAGGGCAAACAGCAACAACCTCAGGTGCTTCAAGCGCGAAAACCATTCCGAAGATTTACTTAGGTTCATATACTGGTACACTTATTGGTGCTTATGGCATCGGTGTTTTACCAGCTAACCTAACAGCTTCGGATACAATTGAGCCGTTAGTTGGTGTTACACAAACACCACCGAACAACGTAACATTTACTGTTACTGGCTTGATTAGTGGAGAAGATAGGGTGCTTGTTGGACCACGTGCGGCTGGTATTCTAGAGAAGGACCAATTCGCAGTAACCACTACACCACTAACAGCGACTTCAACCGCGTTGATTATTGATACTACTATACCTACAGATACACCGTCTACTGGTAATGTACGTATTGAAAATAACAGTGGTGTGTACTTACGTACTCCGTATTCATCATACACAGGTAGCACATTTACTATTACTGCTTACGGCGATGCTGCCGCAGTAACTAACAATGTGTTTATTGCGTATATTGATGAAACAGCGGCTGCAACCTCGGCGTCATTTACATCGGTTTTCTTGTCAACAAGGGACTTGTTTGTACGTGTACGTGATGGTGGTGTAACACCTATTAAGACTTTTGAGGCACCGTCTCAGTTGACTTCCTCAGGTGGTACTATTGCGGCAATTAGGACATCGGATCTATAACAGAGAAGATATAAGCACGTTCAAGAAAGGGCCTACGGGCCCTTTCTTTATGAATAAATACAACACATGGACACAAACTTACAATACCTATTAGCAAATTTAGACCAAACAATATTCGTAACAACATATCGTGTCGGTTCACATTCATTCAATAAATTCTTCGATGATAAGACAACAAATCGCGGAGCATATTCAACTGCGGATGCAATATTAGAATTTAAAAAAGCAAAAGACGTAATTGTAATATTAAGAGACCCAATTGATAGATATGAATCGGGTATAAAAATATTAAATAGAATCAATCGTCTACCTACTGAAAATTTATTAGACAACGTGCATATTATAACGCACACTTATCCCTATCTAAGCCCAATAGAAAAATATATTACCAAATATATTGCTTGGGTAGATATGCCTATATTTTTCCCGAGAGCAGGTCACGCAACTGTATTATACGACGAAATGCCGGAAATACACAACCCATATACAAATAACGAATTAGAGAACGAATTAGAAGCATGTAATCGCATTATACAACATACATCATGTCTAACGCTTGAGGAATTTGATGAAATACTCGACAATTTTAAAGTGATAAATACTTAATATGAAATACACAATAGCACAACATAATGGCGCGTTACTTATAACTGTACCACAAGCCGGTAATAATTCCCTTAGAGATTTTTGTAGCAAACATCGAATTGCTTGTAGCGGGTACCAATACGAAACTGCTATTTCAACTATAGACAGCTATCAAAGTTTAGTAGTTATTCTTAGAAACCCGCAAGCCCGATACGAATCTGGCATGAGATTTTTATATGACGGAAACAATGTAACAGGACCATATGTCGAGCAACACACAGCGCCTTACTTAGACCATTTTGCGCATAAAGCAGTTCGATATATATTATTCGAAAATCTATATAAATATTTTGAGTATGAAGAAGAAGAATCGAAAGGTGAGGACAAATGGGCTGATGTGTACACCAACGGTGAGCTAGAAAAAGAATTAGAAACATATAATTATATAATTGACAACAACGATGAATTAACAGTTGAAGAATTTAATCAACTTTTTAATGGAGAAAGTAAATAATGATTGTAACTGTATTATGTGCCGACTCATACGAAGATGAGAACTATTTTGATTATGCGTTATCTCATTTTAAGTCGGACAAAGTATATGTAATGAGTGGGTATAAATGCGATGCTAGTAAAAAATTAAAAGATGCACCGCATATAGCTGATATGTCCGAAGTAACAGAAGACTTTCCGATATATGTATTTGCTCCGAAAAATGCGCGAAATTTTACACCTGATTTACAATTACAAGATTTTAACGCGCCAGAGGATTGTATCCTTGTATTCGGCCCAAACAATACACACTTAATGAAAGACCATTTAGGAGATAAGACACCAGCTAATATTGTAGAGATACCAACCGACGAGGATACAACAATGTATTCTTATTCTGCTTATTTAGTGGCAATGTGGCATATAAGAAATGGCTAACCAAATAACTGACAATAGAACCCAACTAGCCGATGCTGAGAATCTCACGGACGGTATTACAGGCACTTGGGTAGGGTCAACTTCGCCAGCACAAGCGATAGAAGTGTTTATTGAGGGTGCGGCCTCCATTGCTGACCAGCTAAACAACTCTGTGCGTACTATTCTGTGGAATGCAGGTACTACTATTGACCTCTCCGATACGCATATTTATATATGGGTTAACTGTGGTATTGTGGGACTACTTGAAACGCAAGCATTAGGCGGGATGGCTGTTAGATTTTGCGGCCCAGCCCAAGGTGACTTTTTTGAAGTATATGTTGGCGGCAATGATAACTGGCCCACAGCGATTAATGGTGGTTGGGTGCAATTTGCCGTTGACGTGGTGGCAGCGCAAGCCTCACCGAGCAACACAGGCGGAACACCACCAGCAATTACAGCAATCCAACATATTGGTATTGCTGGCGTAACAGTTCCAATGACAAAAGTTGGCGATAACTGTTGGGTTGATGCTATCTATTCACTAGCTGATGGCGTTCCTGGTATTATTGTTGAAGGTCGCAACGGTGGTACCACGCCGTGGGATAGTTCGGATATTTTCACTCAGCTAGGGACTAGCGCAGGCACATTTAGACCAGGTCCTGGAGGAGCATGGGTTATTAGTACTCCGATACAATTCGGCATCAACGACACGACTACTCATGAATTCTTGGACACTAACTTTATTTGGTTGTGGGATAACCAGGAATTTGTGGCGGCAGATTTGTATAAGATTTCTGCTTTAGGCGGAAGTGGCGGGACTACTAATGTTACGTTCGGGATTAAATCTGGGACTGGCGCAGATGCTACAGGTTCTCAAGGTGGTATTGTGTCGGCGGCAACAGCTGGTGTGCGATATGATGTTGATATGGATGATGCGAATTTAGACCTTGTTGGTTTTTATGGCGGCTCGTTTATTCACGGTGGGGATTTCCAATTAGATAGTTCAGTAGTTGAAGTTGTTAGTACTAACTATATTGACTGTACTTCGGCATTTACTGAGGGTTCACGGCAAACACGAATAGGTGTTGTTGCGGCAAATACTGCTGACGATGTGCCGTTCATGACATTAAGTAATATTAGCGGTGTAACAAATTCAACGTTTGAATTCTCGGATGGTCACGCTATTGAAATTGTCGGCCCGGGTGAACCTTCATCGCAATTTTTAACTGAAGTTTCTTTTGTGGGTTATGGTGCTGATGCATCTACAGATGCCGCTATAGAAAATTCAACAGGCAATACAATAACAATAAACGTAACTGGTACTTCACCTACGGTTTTAGACACCTCAGGCACAACAATATTAGTAGTTGCTCCAGTAACAACCACTGTTACAGTACGAGACAATAATGGCTCGCTTTTACAAAATGCTAGGGTATATCTAGAAGCGGCAGATGGAACTGGTGCGCTACCGTTTGAAGATTCTGTGTCTGTTTCAGTAACAGCAACAACCGCAACAGTTACGCATACGGCGCACGGTATGACAACTGGCGATCAAGTAAAGATAACAGGACTTAATCAGTCTGGTTACAATGGTGCCAAAACGATTACAGTAACCGGCGTAAACACTTACACTTACACAGTAGTTAACGATGGCACAGCAACAGGAACACCGATTGCTACAGGCATATTAATTAACGAGTTAACAACCGCAGGCGGTATCGCAGACGACACACGTTCAATTAGTGTAGCACAACCTGTTACAGGCTGGGTTCGCAAATCGTCCTCAGCACCATTCTTTAAAACATTCCCAATTACAGGCACTGTGAGTACTACTAATGGGCTATCTATAAACGTCCAAATGGTTCTAGACCAATAACAATCCAATCCTAAAATAACATTCTTATCTTTCTGATAAATAGTAATAACAACCTTACTCGAGGAAGACTGAGAATGGAAGAAAATAACACTAATATCATCGACGCAAATGTTATAGAAATCGATGAAACTACAGAAAACGAGACCCAGGAAATTAGTCTTGAAGAGGCTAAGGGTGTAATAGAATATAACTATCGTGCTCCACTTATCAGCGTAGAAGATGAATTTAAAAATCTCCCACAAAAAGAACAATCACGGTATATGCACAAACTAGCAAGTGCCATGAATCATGCGGCTAAACTGCTACAAGATGAACGTAATGAATTGCTAGTAAAAGTAGACAATTTAAAAGAAGATGTAAAGAACGCTGATGCGCAAGCTACTGTTCAAAAAAATATTAATCATCAATTAATGACAAAGATGAATGAAATAATACAAGAGAACGCAGTAGTATTACAAACAGAACAAAAAAGAGTTAAACAGTTAGAAACTGTCGTTAAGGCAGCGGGTCTATCATTAGAGCAATAATAGGAAAATAAATGTCAATTACATTAAGATCAGTTAAAGGCACAGCACTTACCCACGCAGAGTTAGATCAAAACTTTATCGATCTACGTGATTTGCCGACAGGAACAGTGTACCCGAGTGCGTCTAACGTGGGTATTAAAGTAGACACGGCTAGCCCGGATTGGGCGTGGGAAGACCTTGTTGGTACGTTATTTGTAGACGAATCTGACCTAGCTAATGCGGCAGTATTTACTAATTTTATAGGTAATATTAAAGCAAGGCAATTTATTAATGAACAGACTGATGTTGCGTATGTAGATTTCCATATACCGCACAATTATGTTGAAGGAACAGAACTGTATATACACGTACATTGGAGTCATTCTAACACAAATGTTACAGGCGGTTCAGTTACATGGGGCATAGATGCAACTTATGCAAAAGGACACCAGCAGTCAGCATTCCAAGCACCCATAACAGTAGCAATATCACAAAATGCTAATACTACACAATATACACATATGATTGCAGAAGGCCCATTAACTACACCGGGCGGTGCTGCGGGTCAATTTGACACTGCTATTATTGAAACAGATGGTGTAATTAACTGTCGTGTATTTTTAGATAGTAATGACTTAACTGTTTCCTCAGGCGTTAAGCCCGACCCCTTTGTACATTTTGTCGATATACACTATCAAAGCAGAGGCTTCGGAACAAAGAATAAATCACCGGACTTCTTCACGTAAAGGTAATCCATGGCATCTAGAATATTATATGTAGATGACGGGTACGCAGTTGGTGATAATTTTGTACAAACTGGTATAACTGTCGATTGGAAGAACAAAATTATTTTTGTTCCAAAAATCGCTATGACTTTAGTACAATCAACCCCATCTGTAATTTATCAATTAGACCTAAACGTTTTCCGCTTAACACTTAAAGAGCTTGAGGCAGAGGTTATCGACTCCGGTGCAGGTGGCATGTCGTTTGAAGATACGCACCAACATAACCCGCCCGTAACAGTAGGAGGTGTAACACTTGCTCGAGTTGTGGAGATTATTAACGATTACAGTGTTACTTTTGAAGACGATCAATATGCTGTTAACTTAGTAGGTGCTAACAGTAACGTAGGTGACCGTGTTAATGTTAACCAAGTTTCGGTACGTTCAGCTAACTCTGCTGGACTTGTAACTTCACAAGCTATTGAGTTTGGTGAGTACGGCGGTGGTGTTTATGTTAAACCATCCACAAATACCTCAGGAACAACCTACCCAGCCGGAACATTGCGCGAACCAGTTAACAACTTAGCAGACGCAAAACTTATTGCAACTGCGCGTGGTTTTAATAAGCTCTTTATTTTAGAGAGTATGACTTTACAAGATGAGGATTTTAGCGAATTTAAAATAGTAGGCGAAGGACCTACTGTTACAACAATTACAATAGCTAGTACTGTTCAATTAGAAAACTGCCAATTATCTAGCGCATTTTATCAAGGTGTGTTAGATGGCGGATCATTAATATTTGATGCGCATATAGGTAACATAACATTCTTTAACGGTGAGATTAATAATTGCCTATTAGAAGGTACAATAGAATTAGGCGGTACCACAGAAGCTATTCTGCGAGATTGTGCTTCGGGCGTTCCCGGACCGGGAACGCCTACTATTGATTGCAACGGTGACAGCCCTCCCTTAGCAATGCGTAACTATAACGGTGGTATAAGATTAATAAACAAAACAGGAAACACGTACCCTGCTATTGATGTAGACCTTAATAGCGGGCAGGTTATCGTAGATTCATCAATAACAGAGGGTGAGATTACTGTGCGCGGTATTGGTAAACTTACAGATAATACCGACCCAAATAGCAATGTTGTTATATATAATGAGATGCTAAATCCAGTTACACTAAACAAGGCATTGTTCAATGATGCAGTCGATATTGATATAATAGGCGGTACGGCTGGTTTAAAATACCCAACGGGCACACCAATTCAACCATCAAATACTATAACCGATGCACGAATAATTGCAGATACTAACAATCTTAAAAAATACAATATTGTAGGCACAACTTCCCTCGACGCTACATATTATGAATGGACCTTTGCAGGGGTTTCTTCAAACGCAACCGATATTGATTTTAATAATCAAGACGTAGGCGAAAGTATTTTTACCCTAAGCACTGTTCGCGGAACAATGAACAGCACTGATCCAGTTGAACTTAGAAACTGTGTAGCAGTGGGATTACAAAACTTCCAAGGAACGGCTATCGAAACCGCACTTGTAGGAACATGGACAATTGAGCCCGGTACTACTGCTAGATTTGTCCGTTGTAACCAAGGAGGCACAAAGCCAGTATTTGATTTAACTGGCACCGGAAATGTAAACTTCTCGCAGTATAACGGAAACATCACACTGTCAAATTTAGACGTATCGGCATCAACTATTGCCCTCGACTTTGCGTCGGGCGAAGTTGAAATATCCGACAACTGCTCAGCAGGTAATATTATTTTGCGTGGTGTAGGAACATGGACTAACAAATCTACATACGCGGGTAATGCTACTGTGATCGATGCTATGATTAGCACAACGAATATTTGGTCCGAGGATGTATCGACGTACCCAATCGGTACTGCGGGTTACTTGCAAGTACAAGCGGGTGATATATCAAATGCAAACATACAGATTAGTGGTTTAACAAGCGACCAAGCAAATACGTTGAATCAAATTGATGCCACCACATTAAGTTCTAATGTTACGATTACAAACATAGATAACCAACTTTCCAATGTTGTTCTTAACGGTGCGTTAAGCACTGACCAAGCAACTATGTTAATGGAGATTTACGCATTGTACGGATTAGATCCTACTAAGCCACTTATTGTTAGTGATACTGCTAGAACAGCAGGCGCTAATATTACACAAACTGTCGATTGTAATGTTACTACGAGCACCACTACTGTAACGAGGGTGTAACATGGCCTCCGGCACTAACAAGCCCTTTCACTATAACATAGCAACAGAAGGTGTTAACGCATGTAACCCTAAAATACTTGCTGTCTTAGGCTTCCTTAAAATAATAGATATTACTATTGAGGAACTGCCCGGAAAAGGCGGCCCGGTCGGCTCCACGGAAGGTCGCCTACCTCGATACAAAATCCATGTACGTGTAGCTTTAAAAGATATGTGGTGGGAAAGAGAATATATAGTAGATAAAAGTAAGAAAGTGAACGTAGTAGTTAAGTTCTTAAACAGCATAGCACACGCAATTACAGCAAGAGCTTACGCATTTTTGAAGAAAGTAAGACAACCTAACGTGAGTGTGAAGGCAGAAATTATTGATAAAACAGATAAATAATAGTAACAAATATCTGTATATGGATGAAAAATGGCAATAACCAGTCTAAACTTAAATCAACAAAACGACCTGGAGTTTTCAGTAGCAGTTTCGGGTGCAAACAGCAACAATGCGAAAACACGATTCTGCATTGTAACCGAGGATAAAGAGATCGGCTTTACTGGTCTATTAGAGAACGGTTCTGTTAAGTTTTGTATCCCTAAATTAGAGAGTTTACTAGAAGCTGGCACATATGAGTGTAAGCTAGAAATTATGGTAGACGAGTATTACTTCATGCCTATTAGTGAAACCATAGAATTTAAAATGCCAGTATCAGTCAGCGAAGCTAAAGTAGTTGACAGTGTAGAACCAAAAGAAAAACCATCTGTATCTATTAACAAAATGAAAGTAAGCGAATCTGCGCCGGTAGAACAATCTGTAACAACGGCTGAACACCCAGCTACAGTTACAACTACGCAAACTGTAAAACAAACTGTAAAAGCTAAACCGATTGATAGTGCGAAACAATACAAGATCGCAAAGCTGGTAGCAGAATCGCTAAAATATAAAACTAAGCCTACCCAAACACCTACTGACATTATTAACGAATCTCTAACTAACAGTCCTAATAAACTGTCACGAAAACAAGCTAGCCTGCTTAACAACATGTTAAAAGCAGCCAGTCAAGCTAGCATTGATTTTGATAAGAACCTGTTAGGTAAGATTAAAATCTTATAATATAATTTTACTTCTGTCAAACTTCCTAAACGCTGTATAATACGTTTCGAAATCATCTACTGTTTGACGAGCGTGAAACAGTTCTAGTGGTACTTTCTTAGAAAAAGTAACGATAGGAATATGATAGGTTTTTATGATATATTCTAGTCGCGAAATATCCTTCCTCAACGCATCAAGAATAATTGTTTTATAATTTATATCCGAGACAACTTCTATCAACCAATGATGATATTCATTCTCTGGATTATAGTTTTTAGCAACTTCTCGCAATTCGTAATACAAAGCTCTTACTGGGTTTATAGCTGATCTATATTTCTTGCTTATGCTAGAAAAAATAAAACTACTATGTGTCGTAGACAAATTATCCATTACATCTTTATACTCTCTAGTAAGAGTTCCCCTTAGCATCTTGACAGTACGGTCAACTACACGGTCAAAATTATCTTTTAAATTATCGGCTATATCCTTATGTCTCGGAGACAGCTCGCTATGTAGTCTCAGGATGTCGTCTAAGGTATACATACGATGTAATAAAAGTTTTGGGAGAGTGTTTGTCTTTTGGTATTTGTCTAGTGCGCTTTGTATCTGAAGTACATCGAAGTTTATCACTTCACCTTTCTTCATACATATATTTATTAAGAATTAATAGCAAGTATAGTATGTAGTTTTTCTGTACCTTTGTTTTGCTTAAGAGTAGTTTTTGCGCCAGCGTGTAAAGGCTGTGGCCAAACGCCAATGTCAACCCACGCATAGCCTGCGCTTTCTTCATTTAGAATAGGAGTAAATTCTTCGTCTACTACATACACAAAACTGTAATAGTAAAACTTTTGATCTCTACTTTGATATATGTCTATAGGATTGAGTTTAGTAAGTTCAGGAACAAATCCTATTTCCTCACCTAGCTCACGCTTAATAGCATCATAGGGTGTTTCGTTTGCTTCTAATGTGCCGCCCCAGAATCCCCAAGTATGCTTGAAACGTTTTTCAGATTTTCTTAATTGTAGTAAACAGCGTCCTGTGTCTTTAGCTAAAAAGACAACGCCTGCGGCTATAGTCATAATAGTATTTAACTATATTAGAGAACTAAAACCCAGTAACCTGGATTATAAGTGCCTTCATAACTGTTAATCCACTGCGAGCCTGTCCACTTGTATTGTGTAGAACTAGCAGTACTTGTTACGTAATTTTCGGTTGACACATTACTAGAATCGTAAGACACTATCCAGCTGTTACTGTCAGCGTCGAATTCGATAATATCATTTTCTCTAGCTAAGATATCCCACGCTAATGTAAAATTAGCTTGGCCCGCCACTAATTCTAAATTTGATGTCTCGGGTATCTCTGGCGATCCTGGATCTGCTATGCCGGTATTAAACCCTGTAAATGAATAAGTGTATGAATTATTAGCAAAGTCTAAACCATCGTATCGTACTAATTCAACAATAGTTTTCAAGTCGTTTTCAAATGTAATACTAATAGAGGTCGGCAAATTATCAACACCAGGGGCAACGGTAATGTCTACGCGCCCGATTTCAACCTCCGGGAAAAACCCTACAGCAAAAATCCCATCATTAGGGAAAGAATCGATATACGTAGTAAACGGATTCCCGTCGTATAATACATCAGTGTTGGCCGCAATTAAGCCGGGCTCACCCAAATAAACATTGCTTGTATCGTACCAACCTATCTCAGCAATCTCGAAACTAGATTTGTCCGGACCCTGTAAATCGTTAATTATAATAGTCCAATTGCTTGAGCTTTCCACGTTACCTAATGTAGGCGGAACTGCCGGTACTGCCGGAGTAATAACGGTTTCATAAACTGCAGGACTTATATCCTCAGTAAGAAGGTAACGTTGTCCTGCAGATGCAGGGTCAAGCCCGTCACCGGGATAAACAGCCCTAGGGTCTATAATGCTATCAACACTAGATACGGTGTTAGTAGGCAACGTGTCAGAATCTAACGTAAACGTCATCGTATTATTTGACAGGCTTATACCTCCTACAATAACATCTGTATCGTTCTCAGGATCGTTAGTAGTGTTTAATTTAAGCAAGCTAGTAGTAGATACAGTGCCATACATCTCAATGACATTGTTCCACGATTGCTCTATGCCAGCGGAATTAAGTAACACAGCAGAACTGCCGCTAATTTGTAAGTAATAATCTCCTGGAGTAACAATAACCTGCGCAGTATTTTCTATACTGCTAAAGAAGTCATAGTAATCATTATCGAATCCTAAGTCTGCTATACTATCTACAGTGTGAATATCTGCAATAATTTTTTGTATAATAGATTGCGCCTTAACCTTAGCTGGAGGAGAAATCCAAATAGGCACCTCAAATGTAAGCGTAGCAATATCTAAACTTTCATCAACGCCGGCTGGCACACTTCTGCTAGTCCACGAAGTATTAGTTAATGTTATATTAAATACGTTAGACCAATCTAGCGGATTGCTATTGCTTTGTAACTCTAGACTAGGATTAAACAACACAAAAATTTGTTCTAATAATTGTAATTTAGTATCAGTGTTTGTAGTCCAAATATCAACTTGTAATGTAAGATCATACGGAACAGGCATATATTTTTGTACAGTGTACAAGTTGCCCTGCTCAGAAGAGTATGTGCCAGTGTCGGGATCATATAAACGTTCAGCTACTTGTTTAGTGTCTACGTTCATTGGATCTTGTGCGCGTTCTCTCGATAGCTGTAACTCATTAATGCTTAGTGCTATAAACGGCGCAGAGTTTACGACGTTCTCTGAGTTGTTCCTCAAAATACTCGATACCATTCTGCTAGCATCACCATAACGAACAGGCACTCGATTGTAACTGGTGCCGGTGCTTGACACTTCCTTTACTTGAAAGTGAGAAAACACACGAATAAGCTGAAGCAAGTATCGCTTAATTTGTTCGTCATAAAAGTAGTCAAGATTTGCCATTATTAATCCTCAAACTCTGTTACAAGTTCGTACCGTGTCTTTTTACCGTCTTTAAATGCGATAAGTTTCGTGCCTCTATTATTGCTACGTTTAACAGAAGCATGAACCCATCCACTATTTTCGCCTTCGGCTGGGTTATAAAATTCTAAAATAACTTGATCGAACTTGCAGTTATTAACAATCCAATCAGCAAGCTCTTTATTTGATACGCCTGCTATTTCCATATCAACAGCTTCGCCCTTACAATGTTGCGATGTGCGCGAGCCTCCTATTGCTTTATTTAAGTCAGGTGATCTATAACCGGATGTTACTCTAACAGGTTTACCGAAATGGTCTCTTACTGGCTGACAAATAGTCTCTACTAAATAAAGCAGATTGTCAAAATGCTCCCTGCTCGGTTCGTTGTTTATACCTTTGCGTTTTGCAGTCTCGGAGCGTGTGAACTCGCTTAAACTAAAATTCTTACTTAATTTCATGTTTCCTCTCAATTATCTGTTTTAGGTAATACAACTTTGCTGAGATTAGTTTTCTCAGGAGCAGTAGTACCGTCTGTGTTTGTTGTTGTATTGTCGTTGTTGACAAATGTTGTAAGTAGTTTATTAGCAGATGCCCAAACGTCACGTGTATCAGTTTCAACATAAATCCAACGTGTACCGGATTTTCTAAATAATCTGTCTGGCTCAAAATCTGTACGTAAAAAGTAATCGCCATCTACGACACCGCTTGTTGGGAAAGTAGTACCTGTGCCTACAACAGCAGTACCATTCGGAGGATTACCGTCTCCAGAGAAAAAATCTACTACAGGCTTATCTGGAACTTCTGGATCGTAAAATAAATGTGCAGTTTCTCTATATTGCGGATCGTATGGAACTTCGAGTTCTGCCGCGGCTAAGATAGCATCATTGATAGCAATGTCGTCTGCGTAAGTACTAATAAGATTACGTAAATCTTCCTCGTTCTCACCAGTGCCAAGAATATCTCTGTATTCCTGGCTGTCTGTAATAGGACCTAACTTAACTCTCCAAAGATGTGGCCACCAGCGTGGATCATAACCTTCGGCTGGCCTAGCGCCATCTGTAATTACATAAAATCCGTTTATGGCTTCGTCACTACCTAACAAAATATCGTCACGTAGATGAGGAAGTTCAATAACATCACCAGGCATAAGTTTTCTGCCTAATGATTCGAACATACTTTCTATATGGAAATTCATAAACAGCGTACCGTTTGCTAAAAATAAACCAAACTGTGTTAAATCGTACGCATCATTATCTTGTATATTGTACTGCCCGCGCATTTCGTATACAGTAGTATCATACTTGCGGTCTCTGTTTTCTAAGAATAGTAAATCTTGTATAAATGTAGGATCGTCTGTGCCTGCGGTTGCTGGCCTAGTTGGATCATTTACGTCAGGTTGGTCATTAGCACCCAAATACTTATGTACAAGCACACCAGTGCCGCCAGCATACAAATGTTCACCAACAATTCTGTCTATAAAGCTAAAATCGTTCGTTTTTATTGGGTTCCAGAGACTTAAACGTGGCATTAATTTTCCTCAAATGTTATATAACACTATTTATCAATAACTTGCAAGGGTAGAAAATCCAAAAAAGGTTGCTAAATAACTTGACATACTCTTATTTGAGTGTATAATAGTAGAACTTAAACAATAATGGGTAGAAAAAATGGAAGATTATATGTGGGTATTTTTGGGTGTAATTGCTCTCAACAGTTACTTTTCGTTTAAGGCGGGAGAGTCCAGCGGAAAATGGGTTGCTGTTCTCGGCACTATTAGATTTTTAAGCAAGTCTAACGCACTTAAGTCGTCATCTAATATTGACGATTTTAATGAGTGGCCACAAGAACTCCGCGAAGCATACAATAACAAAGAGGTGTTAAAATAATGGCTGTACGTAAAAAGAAGAATGTGTATTTAACACCCGAACCTGTATGGGCTAATCTCAAGAAAGCGGCTACCGGTACAGAAGACGAACGCTACAAAGCTCACCAACATGCTGAATTCTTTGTCCACTACGAAATTGATAACAAGGCAAAGATTAAAGCAACTAAAGACTTTCTAAAAACATACAAATTAACTAAAGAACAGCGTAAGCAATTAAATCTATTGCCGGATTACACGTTTGTTCATGTCGGCAAATATATCTGGATTACAAATAAACTTGGCTTCTCATACGAAGCCTTAGACGCAGGTATAGCAGAATACGTAGTAGAGTGGATTGAACTTAGCAAAGACTTGAAAGAATTAAAACTTGAAGAAGAAGCCGCCAAACCTGAAAAGAAAGTAGTTACTATTCAGCAACGTATGCGCGAACAGGTAGTTGGATTAACTAGTGAATGGGAAGGCTACATCGACGACTTAGTTGATGGCAACTTTACTCTAGCAAAATTTGAGCCTTATAACGATATGCTAGCATTTGATGGCGGATTGATAAAAGCTAATCACGCTAAAATCATTAAAGACGTATTTGAGCCTGCTTATACTGAAATAGTAGAAGTAATCGAAGGCGACGATGCGGAATTAACACAGGCATACGATCATTTGAGTGCTAAAAAGAAGAAGGAATTCTTAGCATTCTTTGACAAAATTAACGCGGCTTGCGACACATACATTAAAACTAGCAAAGCAACACGCAAGACACGCAAACCTAAATCAGTTAGTAAAGAAAAACTTGTAGCTAAACTAAAATATCAAATAAACGATAGTAAGTTAGGTATTGCTAGCATTAATCCAGCTGATATTATAGATGCTAGAGAGCTTTGGGTGTATAATACCAAATACAGAAAGATTGGTGTTTATAAGGCTGACGATATAGGTCCAAGTCTAAGCGTAAAAGGCGCGTCGATTATAAACTTTATGGAAAACCTAAGTTTTCAGAAAACGCTACGTAAGCCCGAAGAGCAACTTAAACTGTTCAAAGGCAACGCAAAGACTAAGTACGGAAAAGCATTCGATAGCATCAAAGCTACGGATACTAAGTTAAACGGCAGACTAGGACCTAACATAGTGATTCTAAAAGCATTTAGTTGATAAATACTGTAAAGTATTTGGAGAAACTACATGCCTATTAATCAGATCGGCTACTTAAGCCGAGAAGAACTTATTAAAGAATTACGATTGCGGTTAGCCGACGATATGGTAGACGTTGAACTGGACCGACAACATTACGATGTTGCTATTGATAAAGCATTAGCAGTCTACAGGCAAACCAGTAGCGGTAGCACTGAGGAAAGTGTAGTATTTTTTAGCACTATTGCAGGTGTAACAGAATACACCTTTCCGGATGAGGTTATGGAAGTACAGCGTCTTTACAGACGAGGCATCGGCACTAACAGTGGCGGCGGTACAAACTTCGATCCATTTGATGTAGCATTTAACAATATGTACATGCTTCAGGCAGGCCAGATTGGTGGTCTTGCGGTATTTGACGCATTTGCGCAGTACAAAGAAACAATTAGTAGAATATTCGGTAGCGAATACGACTTTAACTGGAATAGAAATACTAAGAAGTTAAAAATACTTAGAAATATAAGACATACAGAAGAAGTGTTAGCAGTAGTAAACAATTTCATCCCTGAGAGTGTTTTGTTGAGAGATGTTTATGCTAATCCTTGGTTAGCTAATTACTCATTGGCAATGTCTAAGTATATGCTCGGCGAAGCACGTAGCAAGTACCAAAGCGGATTACCCGGCGCAGGCGGAAATATCCAACTTAATGGTGAAGCTCTAAAAGCAGAAGCCGTTGCAGAACTGGAAGCACTTAAGGAACAAGTACACAACATGGAAGAGGGCAATTTCCCACTCGGCTTCATTATCGGGTAGCACTAGTCCTAGCTACGCTAACGGCCCGTCTTTGCCCTTCTGATTTATTGTGCTTTATGATTTTTTCTCTGTGATTTTCAGATAACAACCGTCCTTTCGATAACACTTTTCGTCTTTTATCGTCTGGCGTTAGCCGATAATTTTTAGCCCCGTCATTATACCAAGACCTGCCTACTGCGTCTTGGCTATTAGAAATCTTCATTCTTTCTTTAGTAGTATCTGATACTTTCTTTCCCTTACAACTTCTTGACATGTTTTCTTTATATTCTTGTGTCCGTGGAGGCCGGTTCTTCGCCGAAGCAGTTACTTTATTTTTAAACGCTTGTGTATAGCCCGAATCTAGCAATTTTGCTTTTGGGTCATTCGGAAACAATAGAAAATTGCTACTTCCGTTATTAAATCCTCTCCGTCCGGTTATTTGCTTTCTTCTAAGTATTTTTTGTTCTTCGGTTACTTTGTTGCCAGTATTTGGTCCAGACTGGTTATAAAACGCAGGATAAGCATTATTATTAGCCCAATCGTTTTTTCTGTATACTCTTGTTATTATTTTGTTCTCATACAAGATAGCATCATCTTTGTGGTCAAACGTCCAGCATAATCTGTACTCGAATCGTTCGGGGTGATATTTAAATTCTTCCTTGAACTTGCCGGAGGTATGGTATTTTATACCAAAATCGCTAAGTGGACTTACTTTATTTGCCCAACGAACACCATAATATTTGGTATTAGACAGTATGTGTTTAATGTAATATGTGTACGGTAATACGTCGGTAAATCTTTTATGTTTTTTGATAGAGTTATAAATACTCATGCTGATACTCCTTTCTAGTATTAGAGTAGATGGTGCTCCAACACGCGATCTACACTTTTATTTATCATAATACTTGACAATACATAAATAAGTGTTATAATTTAAAATAAATGCTCGGAGGATAGTCTCATTATAATAGGACTCGTTGGATTAATAGGAAGTGGAAAAGGTACAGTAGCAGGAATGTTCGAGGAAGCTGGCTGTGCAACAGATAGTTTTGCGGCGCCACTCAAGGATGTGTGTTCGGCAATATTCGGTTGGCCACGAGACTTATTAGAAGGCGACACTGTTGAAAGCAGAGAATTCCGAGAAACCCCAGACTTGTTTTGGTCAAAAAAATTAGATATTCCAAATTTTACTCCCCGCCTTGCATTACAGCTACTTGGCACTGATGTCCTACGTAAGCATTGGCACGAAGACTTATGGATGGATAGTTTGGAATATCGCATTCGTAAAAGTCACAAAGATCAAACAGTAGTAATAAGTGATGCACGTTTCCAAAACGAACTAAAACTAATTAACCGCATGGGCGGCAAAGTTATTTGGGTTAGACGCAACGAACTACCTGAATGGTGGGACACTGCTAAAGACGCAAACGATAGCGCAGTCGCACATAAGATTATGAAAACTAAGTACAAAGATGTACACGAATCTGAATGGAACTGGGTAGGTAGTCCGGTAGACTACGTTATTCACAATGACGGCTCCATCGAAGATTTAGAAGAAAAAGTTAAGAATATTCAAAAATCACTTCTTATCCCTTCCCTTAAATTAGTATAATACCACCTAATATCTCCTAAATTGGGCTAATAGCCTAAATCGCCTTATATTTGGACGATTTGATAAATATAGTTACAACGCACTCTAAACTTAGGAGAAGAGATTATGGCAACATTAGTATCGCCAGGCGTAAGTATTAGCGTAACTGATGAAAGTTTTTATGCACCTGCTGGTGCAGGAACAGTGCCTCTTATTGTAATAGCAACAGCACAAGATAAGACAGCACCAGACGGAACTTCCACAGCCGCATATACTACAGCCGCAAACGCGAACAACTTATATTTAATCACTAGTCAACGTGAGTTACTACAGAATTTTGGTAACCCATCGTTTAAGACTTCAGGTGGATCACCTATACACGGTGACGAAACAAACGAATACGGCTTAGTAGCCGCATACAGCTTTTTAGGAATTTCTAACAGAGCTTATGTATTACGTGCTGATATAGACTTATCAGAATTAGAATCTAGCGCAACAGCACCAAGTGCCGCGCCTGCCGACGGCACAGTGTGGCTTGATACTGCATCTAGTACATATGGCCTTAAAGAATGGGACGGAACTGCCTGGGTACCGGCAACTGTTACTGTAGCGACTTCTACAAACTTATATGCTAATGCAACACCAAAAGCGGCATACGGCATCGATGGACAGTATACTGTAGTTTCAACAGATAGCGCAGGCGACTCAACTAACAGCTTGACTTTTTATGAAAAAACCTCAGGCACCTGGGATGCCATCGGCAGCGGATCCTGGACATCAGCTACATCAAGTGATTTTCAGTTTGCTACGCATACAACACTGCCTCAATCCGCTAATGGAAGATCCAATGGTGATCCATTATCTGCTGGAGATTTAATGCTTCAGACAACAACTCCAAATAACGGCATAGATCTGGCAGTATATGAATACAGCACATCATCTGCCCAATTTGTCGAAACTTCGGTGCCAGCTTATGAAACCCCAGCAATAGCATACGACGCATTTGAAGCGGCAGGGACATTAGTTCCTGGCGTATCATACGCAGATCGTAGCAGTTTCATCGCTAAGTGTGACTTCAAGGAGTGGAATGGCGAGTCTACTGTTACTGTAGCTAGCTCATCGGCATTAACAGACACAGATCTTTCGAACAGCTTAGTCGATGCGTCTAACGTAGCATTTAACATTTATGTTAATAACTCAACTACAGCTATTCCAGTTTATATTATAACAGATAGCGACAGTGACGGAAATATTTCAGTAGATGATGTTGTTACTGATATACAAACTGCTTTGTCTGCGGCAAACGTAACAACTACGTTTTCTGATCAACTTAGTGCAAGTAATGTTGCTGGAAAAGTTACATTAATTAACACTGACGGCAGAGATATTACTCTTGCTGAAGGTGATATTGCTAACGTTACATTCCGTTTAGCGAATATTAACTTAACGGCTGGAACAACCAGTAACTTTACTACCTTAGTAATAGATCCCTCAGCAACAGAACCAGTCGGTGATACAGCAGACGGACAGCTATGGTATGATGCAGATATTAGCACAACTAATGTTGATCTTCTGGAGCACGACGGTAGTACTTGGGTTACATTTACAGGCGACTTCCAAACTTCAGCAACTGAACCTACTTTACAAAGTGATGGCATTAGCGCACTTGCTAGTGGCGATGTTTGGATAAACAGTGCTGATACTGAAAACATAAAACTTTACAAATATGATGGCGCTAGCTTTAACCTAGTAGACCAAACTGACCAGAGTAGTCCGGACGGCATTCTCTTTGCTGACTTTAGAACTACTACTGCAAGCCTGGACGCAGATGCGCCGAGTGCGGCACTTTATCCAACAGGCATGCTTGCTTGGAACTATCGAGCAAGTGGTGGTAATGTCAAACAGTGGAACGACACTGACAGCCTGTGGGAAAATTACAGCGGCAACAACGCAGACGGCTCTGGCATATTGCTAAGAAAAGCACAGCGTAAAGCAGTAGTTCGCGCAATGCAATCGGCAGTATCCTCAAATGAAGATATTCGTAACGAAACAAACCGTTTCAACATAGTAGCAGTTCCGGGTTATCCTGAACTAACAGACGAAATGCTTACTTTGAGCGTTGACAGAAAAGACACTGTGTTTGCTCTTATTGACCCTCCATTTAGACTAAGCAGTTCAGATACTGATATCCAAGCATGGGCTACTAACAGTAACAACGCAATAGAAAACGGCGAAGATGGACTTGTTAGCGCAAGCAGTCAAGCGGCAGTTTACTATCCAAGTGGTTTAACAACTAACCTAGATGGAACAAACATCATGGTACCGGCATCTCATATGGCATTACGTACAATTGCGTACAATGACCAAGTTGCTTTCCCGTGGTTTGCTCCAGCAGGGTATCAACGTGGTGTAGTTAACAACGTAACTAGTGTAGGTTATTTAGATGCGGCAGAAAGTGAATATGTGGCGGCTAGCTTAAACAACGGCCAACGCGACACATTGTATTTAAATAAAGTTAACCCGATTGCAACATTCCCAGGACGTGGAATTAGCGTATTCGGACAAAAGACTTTAAATCCTACATCCAGCGCACTTGATCGTATCAACGTTTCTCGTTTGGTAATTTACCTTCGTGAACAACTTGACGACGCAGTACGTCCGTTCTTGTTTGAACCAAACGATGCGATTACACGCACTAATGCTAAGACTGTCGTTGACAGAATCTTAAGTGAGTTGATTACACAGCGCGGATTGTTTGATTATGTTACAGTATGTGATGAGTCTAACAATACACCTGCGCGTATTAATCGCAACGAGCTACATATTGATATAGCTATACAACCTGTTAAGGCAGTAGAGTTTATCTACATACCTATTAGAATCCAGAGCACTCTGGGCTCAACAGGCTAACAGATCCACTACCTTAGGATCGAACTAGTGTAAAAACTAGGGGGAAACAAGAAAGGGCTGGCAACAGCCCTTTCTTTTTGGCTGAATTAAAACATGAGTTTATCTTTTTTGGCTAATAATGATAAATATCTGTATAGTAAACAAGTTCGTAGGAGAACATAAAAATGGCAGAGAACATTATAACTAAATCAAAATTCGGTGTACCGTTAGCAGATGGTAGTGCCGGCATACTAATGCCAAAATTAAAGTATCGCTTTAGGGTGAACTTTATTGGCATAGGTGGAGAGGCCCGACCTCTTGCGCTAACACAGAATATCCAGAGTGTAGGACGTCCGAATTACACAGGTGATGAGGTTGTAGTTGATAGCTATAACAGCAGAATTTATATGCAAGGGAAACATACTTGGGAAGCGATTCAGGTTACACTTCGTGATGATATTTCAAACAATGTTGCAAAACAGGTAGGCGCACAATTACAGCGTCAAGTAAACCACTTCCAGCAGACTACACCGGCTGCGGCAAACGACTATAAGTTTGAAATGGAAATCGAAGTACTAGATGGCGCAAGCACAGAACCTACTGAAGTATGGTTCTTGGAAGGCTGCTTCTTAAACAATGTACAGTATGGTGAAGGTGATTACAGCACTAACGAATCGCAAATTATTACTTTGTCAATTCGTTACGATAACGCTACTCATTACAGCGGTACTAACGATGGCAATGGCAGAAGCACAGCTATTAATCCGTTCAGCGACTTTGACTCAACTCTAGGCGGTGGCGGCTCAACAGCAGGTTAAGCTAGGAGAAAATAATGGCTAGATCGGATTTATTCCCAAGTCTTTATTTTCGTGACTGGCAAAATGCGAATAGGCTAAAACCAAATTATACACCGCCTCGACAAAACTTTAACGGTTTTGTCGAGTTCGTGTTTAATCCTGACATCGAACCTCTAATAAGTGACGGAGTCGCATTCCGCACACAAATTAGTAGTTTAGTACAGAACGCAAAACTCCCGGAAGTACGATTTAATACAGCAGTTAAAAATCAGTACAACATGAAACGAGTTGTGCAAACCGGCGTAGAATATTCCCCAGTAGATATTGAAGTATTAGATACAGTTAACAACGAATGGTTAATTGTGTTTATGCGTTACTTCTCATATTTCTATATGAATCCGAGAAATAAAACTACAGACGGGCAAGGGAATAAACGTGACCAAGATCCAAAGCATTATCCAGATCTAGATTATGAGATGTTCGATAGTAATGTAGCAGGATTTAACTTAAACAAGCGAGCAAATTTCATAGACAAAATTAAATTAGTTACCTACGCAGGCGGAAGGGGAGTTGAATACATTTTATTTAAACCTACAATAACTGCGTTTAGCCCCGGACAAATTGATTACAGTAGTAGCGAAGTTAGAAAATTTGGTATGAGTTTTGAATACGAAAATTTCACTGTTAATCAAACTGTAAACTTTACACTAGACGATTTAGACAGGGCAAGATTCGAAAGTTATAATACATTATTTACTAGCGATGTACTAGATGCGCTAAACAAATACAAGCCCGGATTTAATAGAAGAGACTTAGACTTTATGGGAGACTCTTCGAGTACAGGCAAACTAAATAGATCATCTCAGCCAGTTGTTCATCCTGCTCCAGATACAGCAGTAAATGACACTGACGGAACATTTAGCGGTCCGGCATTTGGCATTGACGGTACTACTCCAGGAGAATTCCTAAGCTAATGAGCTCCTCTATATACGATACATTTGGTAACGAAAAATCCTATAAGCTAACAGGCGATACTCTCGTTGCTTATTTAAAAGATGCTACTATAAAATTTCCTCTTCCGGAAGCATCCTCAGAAATACTTGGTCAACTTGCACAGCCGCAAGGCAAATCCTACGACCCTGCTAAGGTAGCAATGATAAACAGTAAATTAGTTAAAGCAGGCTACAGTAAGCCAAATGCAGATGCTATGACAAGTGTGTTAATGGAAGTAGCTTATACACAGGGCATAGACCCTCTGGAGTATTTCGACGTAACTGGTAACACATTAAATCTTACTGTAGATGCTTACACCGCTATGAACAATTTACGTCCGGCAGGAAGCAGAGTAGGATTAATATCTCCTATTGTAAATAGCAACACAAGAGCCTCTGCTTTAATAAAACCATGAGCCGTTTCTCGCAAGCTATATACGAGGTCGCGAACTCGGACAAGTATATAGGCACAAAAGCACCTTACTACAGAAGCTCATGGGAACGCAAGTTTATGGAATTCTGCGATAGCCATCCTAGTATAATTAAGTGGGCAAGTGAAAACGTAAAAATTCCCTACAGAAATCCGGTAACAGGCAAGTACGCAAATTATGTTCCTGACTTTATGATACAGTATGTAGATAAAACTGGCACTGAGCATGTAGAACTAATAGAAATCAAACCAGCAAATCAAACTACATTAGAGAACGCAAAAGGAAAACATCAAGCACTAAGCGTAGCAGTAAATGCCGCAAAGTGGCAGTCTGCTCAAGAATGGTGTCAGCGTAAAGGAATACGATTTAAGGTAATAAATGAGGACCAAATTTTCTCTAAACCTAAAGCTCGTAATCCCAAGCCCCGCATCCCAAAAAAGCGTAGAAAATAAGATAAATAAAATTATGAGCATAGATAAAATTGGAATCATATTCGGAATACTTTCAGGATTAGCAACTGGCGGATATTTCTTATACGACAATGTAGCTACAAGTAACGATGTAGAAGCACTGGCATCGGTTATAGAACAAGCAATTGCTGATTCCGAAAAACGAGACACCGAAGCCCAAATTGAATCTGAAAAACGTGATATTGATTTACAAATTATTATCTATAACAACGAATTACGAGAATACACTGAGGAAGGATTAGCTAACCTCAGCGACACAGAACGTCAAAATTATGACGACATGATAAAAATAAGAGACGGCCTTCAGGCACGTAGAATGTTATTGATAGGTCTACCAGGAACACAATGAAAACACTACTTAAATCTTTAATTATAGGCACTTTGTTTGTAGCTATGCTCGGCTATTCCCAACCACAGCCAGCTAGGTACCCAGACGGTACATATATACCAGGCATGGTAGTAATTTATAATCCTCAACCACGTTGGGTTAACTGTGAGATAGTATACGTAGATCAGTACGGCAGCCGCCCGCTGTATTTTGCCATACCGCCGCAGTCTTATAGTAGCCCTATCTACAACAATTACCGTAGTTGGTATTGCGGATAAATCCATTATCTAGGTAGTAAATTCTGATAAATACTGTTATGATGAAACAGTATAAATACACCACCAGTTGTTCAATTACTCCTGACGGAGAAATTCTCAATACAGAGAAAACCCACGGCGAGGCGACACCACCGGAAGATTGCTATATCTCTCCATCAGACCCAGAATATGATAGGGTCATGTCCGCAAGCGACGACACTTATAACATTGAGGTAACTTACCTTGATGTGGGGGATACTTAAATTACTAAGAAATTAGAAGAAACTTTCGGACTTCCTCCGATTGAAGATGTAACTGAGGATTTCGAAGAAGAAACTGTAGAAGAAACTAGACAAGAAATTGAGCTTGTTAGTAACGCACTTACAATTTCAGAAAAAATCAACGATGCCTTTAAAGATGTCAAAGGACTAGACGACCACGAATCAGAAATGGACGATGTTGCGTTAAAAGCACTTGACAGCTATCAACAGCTAATGGATTTAGGCATGAATACTACTGATATGGCCGCAGGCAAGATATTTGCTGAGGCTAGTAACATGCTTAAGATTGCGTTAGAAGCCAAAGACACTAAAACTAAAAGAAAGTTAGATCAAATCGACTTAATGCTTAAGAAAGCTAGACTAGATAAAGTGCGAAACGATAGTGGAAACGGTGACGAAGACTCTGTTAAGGGTCATGTTTTCGATAGGAACGAATTATTGAAGTTGATGAAAGACAGCTCAAAGTGATAAATTAATGCCGTGTCATGTTTTGATAGCCAATTTTCGAAGCGGAAGTACTTGGCGTTGTAAAGGTATAGCATCCGAGAATAACGCTAAAAATCTCGGAGAATATTTCTATATGCGCCCTTCTTACGGATTGCACTTGCTAGGACCTGGTATATATTATAAGAGAAGATACAAAGAATTGTTAAATTATGAAAATTGCGTAATTAAACTAACACCATCTAATACTCTTATAGAAAGAAATTTAGATAGAATGTTAGAAATAGTCGACAGTGCAGATACAATAGAATACTTATACCGAAAAGATTTTAAAAAGCAGGTTCTTAGTTGGATAGCCGCAACTACATCTTCGGGAGGCTACGGAGAACATTCTAGAGGAGTCAGTGTTTGTGTTCCCGAAATTAATGCAGACATAGTCCAGAATGCAAGTAATTTCCTACAACAAAATTACGAATTAATGGGTGAATTATATAAGCAACGACCAAGCAGAGTTAATTGTTTAGAAGATATTGGCTCTACGCCATATCACCGTGAATACTTTTGGCCAGACCGTATACCAGACATACCGAGCATAGATGTCTCTGCCTATTTTCCCACAAAATGATAAATAAGTGTAACGGCATTGGAGCGGAACAAACATGAAACTTAAAGATTACTTATCCGAATCATTTAATAAAGAATACGGTTATCGCGTAAAAATCGCAGCCGATTGTGGCACGGATCAAATGAGCAAGCTAGAATCTTGCCTACAAAAATACAACCTTGTTAGCGCAACTGCGTGGAAGCGTACTCCTATCGAGGAAAACCCATCAGAATTTGTACGTGCTAAAGGCTGTCACTTTACTAGTGAAGTATGTGCCTCAGATATAATACTAAAATACCCAGTAAACGAAAGAATTTTAGAAGTATGGTTATCCGTACACATGGGATTAGACCATGAGCGAGTTTTAGTTTACGGCGTTAAAGAGCCTAGACGAATGGAAGCTGATATGGCCGCAGAGCGCGTTAAAAATGACGAAGGTCGTAGCGTAACAGAAGAAGATGCGGTACTAGGTAGCGAAGACCAAGAACATTACACCGCGCAAAACGAAGACGTAAATGCTAAAGGACTGTTTGGTGAAGAATATAATCAAGCGTTTCTTGCTAGCTTGGCAAAAATAAAAGAAGAGAAAGGCGCAGACTATTTCCGTTGTTACCCAACTAAAGATCAACTTATGGGCGACGACATGAGAGCATTATGGGATAACATTACTGGCATGCCTAACATGGGACGCGGCAACGAAGCAACTAAAGAAGTTGACATCATTTCACAAAGTTCTAGGAGAAACTAATGAACGATATGCGTAAATTAATGGAAAGTGTTTCTTCACTGTATCAAGAAGAACCTATTGTTGAAAATAATAACAGCGATGCCGGCGAACGTGCCGACGAGCTTGAAGCAATCCAAGAGCAAATCATGGAACTAACCGAACAAGCATTAAGTTTGTTAGACGGTATTGATCAAACAAGAGCAAGGTCATACTGGTACGGACATATTATGTCAGCCGTAGGCAGTGATAGCTATTTTAGTGGAAGTGCTACATCTATGAGAGATTCAATAGATGCCCTACGCGAAGAACAAGAAGAAGCAGACATGTACGGTCCACAACACGGGTTAGATGATGAAGACGACGAAGATCCTATTGCGGCTCGAAATGCAGACGAACGTTATGGGTCGATTAAATAAGGTAACTAAATATGGAAATGCGCAACTTATTAAAATTAATGGAAGACAGTGGTTACGAGGATATGTCTCAAGAGCCAGGTCAAGAAGTAACTGACGAAGTAGATACTGTAACAGTTGATATTCCTCTATTAATTCGTATGTTAGAATACGCAAGAGAAGATGCGCAGACTGATATGGACTTACACGATGTAACTGAAAAAATGATCGAGCTTGCAAAATCCGGTACACTTACAATGGATAACTATGATAGCATTGTAAACAGAGGAGAGGCAGTAGAAGAAGGCCCAGTAGCATTTAATCAAGCAGACGGCGACGAAGACGAATTAGAAGCAGAGTTAGCAGATCAAGAAGACGAGCGCGACGGCCGTTACGGCGAAGACGGTACAGACTTTAGTGACAACCCATTCCGCAATCTACCAGACGATGAAGAAATTAACGAAAATTTCGGCTACGGTGTAACAACCGGAACAGATTCGGACGAACATATAAATTATACGCAGACCAAAAATGTCGGAAACGGTACAGTAACTATTTCCGCAAATGCAACGAATATGAGCGAATTACACGATATGTTAAAACTTGCTGGTATTAGTGTAGACGGGTCTCCTGCGGCACCAACTAGCGAACCCGAAGTAGTAGTTGAGCCGGAACAGCCAGCGCCACTTTGTGGATGCGGCAGTGATGACGCCGATGTAAGTTACAGTACAGACAAACAAGAAATTGCGGATAAGCTAAGATCAGCTTTACAAGCAAGGTTAGGATAAATGGCTAGAGGAACAGCAGATACAAGCCTGATTAAATCAGGCTATGCTAAAGTTACCTACGACGAACGCACATTAAAAGATTTTAAAAATTGTTGCGACCCAGATAAGGGTGCATTGTATTTTATGGTTAACCATATGCAAATACAGCATCCTACTAGAGGTGGCATTCCTTTCGAACCTTACGACTATCAACTAGACCTAGTTGAGAATTACAACAATAATAGATTTAGCATAAACATGTGCGGAAGGCAGTTAGGTAAAACTACTGTAGCCGCAGGATACCTTTTGTGGTACGCAATGTTTAAGCCAGACTCTACTATTCTTGTAGCGGCACATAAACAAAGTGGTGCTAATGAAATCATGCAACGTATTAGATATGCGTATGAAAGCGCACCAGACCATATACGAGCAGGTGTAACAGAATATAACAAAGGCAGTATTTCCTTTGACAACGGTTCCCGTATAGTAAGTACTACAACAACAGAAAACACTGGTCGTGGTATGTCACTTACGTTAGTGTACTTAGACGAGTTTGCGTTCGTGCCTAGCAGAATAGCTAAAGAGTTTTGGACTTCGTTGTCTCCTACATTGTCAACAGGTGGTAAGTGTATTGTAACTTCTACACCTAACAGTGACGATGATACGTTTGCTGTTATTTGGCACGAAGCTAATAAGAAAATAGACGCATACGGAAATCCGAGTGCGCTTGGTCGTAACCAATTTAGTCCTCTTTTAATTAAGTGGGATGAACATCCTGATAGAGACGACGAGTGGGCTGAAGCAGAGCGTAGTAGAATCGGCGAAGAAAGATTTAGACGTGAACATGAATGCGAATTTGTTATCTACGACGAGACACTTATTAGCGCATTGACTTTATTAGAGATGCGAGGCATCGAACCTAAAAACAAAACTCATACACAAATTAGATGGTATGATACTCCTAAAGCAGATAATATATACAGCGTTAGCTTAGACCCAGCATCTGGTACAGGCGGCGATAATGCGGCCTTACAGGTAATGGAAGTTAATACTATGCGTCAAGTAGGCGAGTGGTGTAATAACACAACCCCTATAGAAGGACAGATAAAAGTAATGATGGAAATCCTAGTCTACTTAAGAGACTGCGGTTGCCACGAGCTTTACTGGAGTGTAGAAAATAACACTATAGGCGAAGCCGCTTTAGTTGTTATTCGCGACACAGGAGAAGAATCATTCCCAGGTGAATTTTTACATGAACCTAAAAAAGTTGCAGGGAAGCGCGGACGTAAAGGCTTTGCTACTACGCATAGGTCTAAAATGGAAGCCTGCTTAAACTTTAAACGTTTAGTTGAACACCAGAAAATTCAGTTAAATAGCAAGCCTCTAATAAGTGAACTTAAAAACTTCATAGCAAGAAACTCAAGTTTTTCAGCTAAGCCAGGAGAAATGGACGACTTAGTAATGAGCATGATCTTAAATATACGTATGATTACATTCATCGGAACTTTCGAAGACCATATCTACGACACTGTAAACAGTAGTTTAGGATTAGACATATACGGCGACGACGATGACTGGGATGGACCACTACCTATCGGAATTCTGTAGTATTTGATAAATACAATTATGAGTATTAATATCGAATCAGTCGCAGAGAAAATTTTTAACATCTTAAAGGGATTTGGATATCCAGTCAATAGCTACGGTGATGATGGCAAGATAGCCGTTGATCCGTCACAAGCAACAAGATTTGTAGTAAACAAGCCCAACCTTCTTGTTAGGATTGACAGAGAAACTGACACTATAAGCCTAAGCACTAGCGAAAAGCAAAGTGACACTAAGCTACATAAAATGTTAAAAAACTTAAGTCAAGAATATTTAATGAACTTTGACTTTAGAATCTTCGGAAAAACACTAAAGCCTAAAGGCGAGACTGTTGATATAGCTAAAAAACAGGACCCAGATATGATGGAAGACATTAACAGAATACGAAAACTAGCAGGCCTAGCTGAAAGCTGGGACGACTACGAAGATTTAGAAACTGATCCAATGGATCCACCAGTTAACATGTGCCCAGACTGTGAAGGCACCGGTACTGATACAGCAGGCGAGACTTGCCAATCATGTGGCGGGGAAGGCGCCATACACGAAGGTACACTAAACACTATCGGACGCAAGATGGGCATTTCTTCTACTAAAGGAAAACCAGATCCGAGGAAAGCCCCGACGTGGGCAACTGCTATAGGCCAAGTGCCGAGCGGCGCCTGGCACTGGCTTGAAAAAGAAGGTCCAGTAGAAACAGACGATTCTAACGAGTACTTTCCTCTAAGTGGCAAAACTGAATTTACAGGATTCATAAGTCCATTTGAAGGCGATCCCGAAACACTATCTGATTTTGCCCGAGCAGATTATAACTCAGAGGAAAGCCAAATGAATGAATTCAGAGACGATTCCGACGACGATGATTTTGAAAGAGGACAACAACTCGAACAAATTATACAAAAAGTATTCAGAGCGGCAAAGAAAACTATACCGCTAAGATCAGTAAAAGGGAAAAGAACAGGCTCAGCAGTAACAGAAAAGATTTTTAAAATGCTACGTCAGGCTATAGACGCAGACATGGCTCGCTGGGTATTAGAAAAACATCCAGACATGGGCACTGATCTATCAGGAAACGTTGACACTGAATCTGCCCCGGAAGACTTAGTGGCAGATGAGCTGTCAGATTTCATATATCAAATGTTAAGAAAAGATCACGGATTACCAAATGGGCTTGAGGAAAATCAAATAGACGAAGAAACTTTAAACGAGATCGCTGGCACTTTGGCCGGACTGGGCGCAGGAGCAATTGCAGCCGCCCTTAAGAAATACGGTAAATCAAAAAGATCAGCCGCGCAACGTACAGTTGATACTTATTATTCGAATAAAAACCGTGACGAGGAAGGCGCCGAGATAGCTGATAAATTTGCTAGGAATAATCGCGGTAACTACCAAGCTAGCAAGAGAGCAGTTAACAAAGTTAAACGTCCAGAAACTAAAAAGAGACACCAGGACGTTATTGATCAGCAGAACCGTGCTTATAAATATTACGACGACAATCAAAAGAAATCTTATATCAAACAATTATCTCCATCAGAAAGCCTAGGAGAAGGATTCGGTAGCATGACCGGAAGTAGTAAAACAAGCTACCAACCACTTGACAATGTAAAAATTGTTGTTAAACATAAGAAGCCGGTAGCTGAAGATGTACGTGGAGCGCGTAGCAGAAACATCCATAGTATCTTTATCCAACGTGGCGAAGAAAGATTTAAAATGGCAGAGAATAGCTTGCCAGCGGCACGAGCAGTTGCACGTCATATTAGTAAAGGTGGCGAGATGCACGACGAAATAAGCGAGCAAATTATAAACATGGCAAGCGACTATGAGAAGCTACGCGAATTTGTACGCTATGTAAAATCGAGTAATTTAGTAAACGAATCCAACGAAGATTACGTACAGCTAGCAGTCGAAAACATTAAGAATATTCGAGAAACATTTAAGAAACTTAGTGGTGCTAAATCCTACGAGAAAACAGTAGAAAGTTTGGTACAAACCGCCAGCGCAGAATTGCTCGAAGATGACGTAGACTTAGAAAGCAAGTTTACTGAAACACATTTTGATAGCAAAGTAGAAAACGTACTAGGCACACTTAAAACGTTAAGTTACAAAAAGAAGGCATACGAAGCGGCAATTACTAAAGCTGTTAAAACTGAAACATTCGAAAATCTAAAAGATATGCTACATGAAGCTGATGTTTTAGATTTCCAAACCCCACAAGCTAGGTTAGGTTACCAAATTAACCAACTAGGTCATAGCGCAACTAACCCTGAACTAGGACAGTTCTTACAGGGATTAAGCAAAAGGGTAACTGAAGGCGGATCTTTAAACCAATTTGAGTACGGAACTGTAAAAAGTTGCTTATTGAGCGCAAACACAGTACCACAAGCACCAGCTACTGGAGATGACATATCCGAAAGCTATGTTAGCTTTTTTAACCAGTTTGACTAGTAAAAACGCAGTAAAAAGATAAATAAAATTGTTAGAAATGTTAGCTGTTAATTAATTTAAATTAGCAGTTGACAAATCTATCTTAGGCACTATAATAAGGCACAGTAAGAATTGTTTTATAAAACAAAGGCTTACAAACAAGGCACATATGGCATAATAATAAGGAGAATCATCATGGCCCAATCACAATTAGAAGCAATGCGAGCAAAGCTCAAAGCAATGGAATCAAAAGGTTCCGACTCTAGCAGTAACACCCCATCCGATAACGCAATTTACCCATTCTGGAACATTGACGAAGGTACATCAGCTACCATGCGTTTCTTACCAGACGGTGATGAAAACAACACATTTTTCTGGGTAGAACGAAATATGATTCGTTTGACCTTCCCCGGCGTAAAAGGCGGAGAACAGAATAAAATGGTAACTGTACAAGTACCTTGCATGGAAATGTGGGGAGAAACTTGCCCAGTACTAACAGAAGTACGCCCTTGGTTTAAAGACCCTAGCTTAGAAGATATGGGTCGCAAATACTGGAAGAAACGTTCTTATATTTTCCAAGGATTTGTAACTGAAAACCCTCTGAGCGAAACTGCTCCAGAAAATCCAATTAGACGTTTTGTTATAGGTCCACAGATCTTTAACATTATTAAAGGTGCGCTAATGGATGCAGATATGGAAAATCTCCCAACTGATTATCTAAACGGTTGCGACTTTAAACTAGTGAAAACTACTAAAGGCCAGTACGCAGATTACAGCACAAGCAAATGGGCACGTAAAGAGAGTAGCATTAACGAAGAACAGTTACAGGCAATTGATACCTTTGGGTTAAACAATCTTAACGACTACTTACCAGCAAAACCAACAGCAGAAGGCCTACAAGCTATCTCTGAAATGTTTGCGGCTAGTGTAGACGGCGAGTTGTATGATCCAGCTAAATGGGGTCAGTTTTATAAGCCTTACGGTGTTGATGTTCCTAAAACTCAAACCCAAACTACTGCGCCAGCGCAGAGTGAAACTGCTCAAGCACCTGCTACCCCAACGCCAACCCCGACTGCTGATGCTAGTACAGCCGCGCCAGCACCGACAACTGTAGCTGAAACTACTACAAGCGATGAACCGTTTGAAGCAGATCCAGCACCAGCAGGAGAGCAGAAGTCAGCCGCTGACATCCTGAGCATGATTCGCAATCGCGAAAACGGTTAAGGAGTAAGTAATGCAGAAACCATTTGACTTATCGAAATTCCGTAATGGGATTACAAAAAGTATTACAGGCATAAGTGCAGGCTTCCATGATCCGAAAGACTGGGTTAGCACAGGAAACTATACACTCAATTATCGTATTAGCGGGGATTTCACAAAAGGAATTCCTCTTGGTAAGGTAAGTGTTTTTGCAGGCGAGTCCGGTTCAGGTAAATCTTTTATCTGTTCCGGCAACATCGTTAAGAACGCACAAGACATCGGGTGTCAAGTTGTACTGTTTGACAGTGAAAACGCACTAGACGAAGATTGGCTTAAGGCACTCGACGTTGACACAAATCCTGACAAGTTGTTAAAGATTAGTGTTAGCATGATTGACGACGTTGCGAAAACAATGAGCGACTTCATGAAGGATTATAAAACAAACTACGGCGATTTAGATTACGAAGACATGCCAAAAATGTTATTTGTAATTGATAGCTTAGGTATGCTTTTAACTCCCACTGATGTTGCACAGTTTGAAAAAGGTGATATGAAGGGCGATATGGGTCGTAAACCTAAAGCACTAACATCACTAGTTCGTAACATGGTAAATCAATTAGCACCTTACCCTGTTGGCATCGTAGCAACAAACCACACTTACGCATCACAAGACATGTTTGACCCCGATGATAAAATCAGTGGCGGACAAGGCTTTATATATGCGTCAAGTATTGTTGTAGCAATGCGAAAACTTAAGCTAAAACTAGACGCTGACGGCAACAAAACAACAACTGTACAAGGTATTAGGGCGGCATGTAAAGTGATGAAAACACGTTACAGCAAACCTTTTGAATCTGTGCAAGTTGAGATTCCGTATGAATCTGGAATGAGCCCTTACAGTGGATTGCTAGATATGTTTGAAGCTATCGGCGCTATTACTAAGACTGGTAACAAGTTAGAATACGTTAGCCCAGTTACAGGCGAAATCATCAAAGAGTTCCGAAAGGCCTGGACAGATGAAAAGCTACAAGTAGTAATCGACGAATGGGATCAAAATCCTATTGCTCACCCAGAGTTGCAGGATGTCGACGCTGAAGATATTAGCGAAGTTGAAGTTGACGATATTGATGTAGATGATGTTGTTGATCAGATGATGGAGGCTGAGACTAATGAATCTTGATGAATCTTTTTTACATGATTTATGGGATAGTCTAAAGCCGTTTGTATCGAAAAAAGAACGCATCGCTGCCGCGGAAGCGGTAGTGAGAGCGTTTGACGACTATGCAGACTTAAGTGCCATAGAAGATCATATCGACGAATTCGATAGCGTTATGAAAGCGGCGCTATACAGCCACTTTGAAATTGTTCCCGAAGAAGAAGAAGAGGAAGATGACTGGCCATGAGTACTTGGTATAATACAGTAGTTAGCGATTTAGGTAGGATAGCTGATGCTATTCCTTATTTCGAGAACGAACTAAAAGATGCGAAGTTTGAATGTTCCATAAAAGGAAGCCTAGAGAAATCTAGTGCTTCCTTACCTGGAGTAACCGAGCACAGATACAACCAACTTCAGGAAGTCGAAGCAATTTTAGAACATATCGAGATTATGTTACGGCAAGAACGTAGCAAGGTGTTTAGAAAATATCTAGAACACTATAATCGCCAGCTCTCTAGCAGAGATGCAGAAAAGTATGTAGACGGTGAACAATCAGTAATCGACCTTACACATTTATTAAATCAATTTGCTCTACTTAGAAATAAGTTTCTAGGTATCTTAAAAGGCTTAGAAGTCAAGCAATGGCAAATCGGCCATATTGTGCGTTTACGTACAGCCGGTATGGAAGATATTGTAATCGATTAATTGCGCCCGCAATTAGCAGTTGACTTATACACTAACCTGTGTATAATTACATATAATAATAATAAGAATAACCTATGCGAAAGACTACCTTAGAAATCCGCGACGAAGTAAATGTTAAATTCGTTGGCCTGGATGTAACTACAAGAAGAAAAATATCCGACGCGGCAAAATACTTTTTGCCATACGCATATCATATGCCCGCGTACAAATTAGGCAGATGGGATGGCTGTGTAAGATTTTGCGATATAGGCGGCAGAACCTATATCAATTTATTAGAAAAACTTTTGCCTGTTGTAGCCGATGCTGGTTATGAAATCGAAATACAGGATAAGAGGCAGAACTGGAATTTTGAATTCCCTCTAATAACCGAAGAAGAATTTAAAGATATCGCCTGGCCAAAAGGACATACAGCAGAAGGCGAGCCAATCATATTAAGAGATTATCAAGTAGAGATAATCAACCGCTTTTTAGACAATCCTCAATGTTTACAAGAAATAGCAACGGGCGCGGGCAAAACACTTATTACAGCCGCACTTAGTAAAATGGCTGAAAGGTACGGACGCACGATTGTTATTGTTCCCAATAAAGACTTAGTTGTACAAACAGAAAAAGACTACATAAACTTAGGTTTAGACGTAGGTGTTTTGTTTGGTGACAGAAAAGAATACACAAAGACGCACACGATTTGTACTTGGCAGAGCTTAAGTGTTTTAGAAAAGAAAACTAAAGCAGGAGATGCTCCTATTGATGTAAATGAATTTTTAGAAGACGTAGTTTGTGTAATGGTAGACGAGGTACACAAGGCTAAAGCAGATGTATTGCGCGACTTATTAGCAGGTGTCTTTGCTAACGTACCTATACGTTGGGGATTAACAGGTACAATTCCGAAAGACGAGCACGAAGCAGTTGCTTGTACATGTTGTATTGGACCTGTTATAGGAAATCTAAGCAGTAAAGAATTACAAGATATGGGAGTGCTAGCTGATTTGGATATCGAAATGATACAGCTACAAGACGGTCCGATGGGATTTACTGGATACGCACAAGAACTAAAATGGTTGGTAACAGATCCTAAACGAGTAGAAGAAATTGGCAAAATGATTAACGGATTAAATGTAAACGGCAATACGCTAGTTCTAGTAGATAGACTTGCTACAGGCGAACTGTTAATTGAAAATAATCCAGACTGGGTGTTTGTTAGCGGAAGCATGAAGCAAACTTCTAGACAAAAAGAATACGATGATATTAGCGAAATGAACAATAAAACAATTGTTGCTACATATGGTGTTGCGGCAGTTGGATTGAACATTCCGAGAATTTTTAACCTGGTATTATTAGAGCCAGGCAAAAGTTTTGTTCGTGTAATACAAAGCATCGGGCGAGGTGTGCGTAAAGCATCGGACAAAGATTACTTGCGCGTAATTGACCTTACTAGTAACTTAAAATACAGTAAGAAACACGCAACAGTAAGAAAGAAATATTATACGGAACAGCAGTTTAGATATAATATAACAAAAGTGGAGTATAAATGAAAATTTTAACAGTAGAAAACGAAGTATACGATCTAGATTCAGTTCCGGACGAAATTGATGATATTAGATATTGTGTGTTTGATGCTAGCGACCCCGATTATATGGACTATTACTTTCTTCCTTTAATATTTTTAGAAAGTTTTTACGCGCCAGCTATATGCTTAACAATCGGAAATTACGATATAAAAATGCCAATGGACTGGAGCATTGTTATTACAGACGAAGACATGGGTGGCATAGAACTAATTCCGTTAGCAAGTCTAAATAACAGAGGTTTTGTAGCGCCAGTGTTTAACCCATTAAGAAATTCAATTCCTGTAGCGGCAGAGATACACATTACAAATATTTACAAAGATGTAAAGTGGTATTTTCCTAAATTAAAAAACGGGCATGTATTAACCATACCATTAGAAGACGGACCTGAACCTAAATGCGCTTTATTTGTAAAAGAAGCGAACAAAGTAAAAACTATAGAGTTTGGCGATTTGTTATGACAACAATTCTAGTTTGCGGCCTTCCTGGCTCCGGTAAAACAACTTTATCAGAAGAATTACTATACGTATTAGGTAATGCGGCTGACTGGTATAATGCTGATAAAATAAGAGAACAATTTAACGATTGGGATTTTAGCGATACCGGACGTAAACGGCAAATGGAAAGAATGAAATCGCTATGTCAAAATAGTATACAACGAGACAGGATTGCCATAGCCGACTTCGTGTGCCCAACAAAAGAATTACGAGACGAGTTTAACGCAGATTTTGTAATATGGATGGACACAATCGATGAAGGCAGGTTTGAAGATACAAACAAGATTTTTGAAAGTCTTGACGTAACAGATTACAATGCTATAATAACAGAGCATGAATGGTGGACTGAATTATACACTAAGCAATGGGCACAAGAAATTGTGAGGAGGTTACGTGGCGAAGAAAGCACCCGCAATTCCGCTTAAAGAAGTAATGGCCGCGATAGACAAGAAAGACAGAGGTTTCTACAATCGCTTAACCGACGAGCAAAAGAAGGCATTTAGTGCCTGGATGATGATGCGCTATACTAGTAGCGTACAGGGTAAAAATTCAGCTTACTACATTTATATGACTAATGAATTAGTAAACAGAGATTTTAGTGATATAAGCAAACATCCAGAACTACAGTGGCTTTTATTAAGTGCTTGTGGGTCAGGCAAAGTAGAATACCATCCGTATTTAAAACCACCTAATGCGCGTAAAAAGAAAGATAAAGTTTCAGAATTCTTATCAAACATTTATCCGCTATTAAAGGATGACGAAATAGCATTGATTATAAAATTGAACACAACAGACGAACTCAAAGAATTCGCTAAAACCCACGGTTACGAAGATAAAGAAATAAAAGAGATCTTTAAATGAAAGACCAATATGGAAATATAATAAGTGCGTATGTTCCTAGAAAGATAAAACCGGCCAAACAGCGCAAGCCACGAAATCCTAAAAGTAATCCATACGACGCGAGCGGCAGACGATGAGCGAAGAAGCTAACAAGTGTAAATGGTGCGATAAAAGTTTTAAAAACGAAAGCACCTTGTCTGTTCATATGTGCGTTAAGAAACGTAGATACGCCGATAAAGACATGACGCATGTACGTCTGGGATACCGTGTATTTCAAATGTTTTACGAATTGAACACTGCCGCAACTAAGCCTAAAACATTTGAAGACTTTATACAGAGTTCGTATTATGAGGGCTTTGTAAAATTCGGACGTAGTTGTGTACGCAATGAATACCTTGCCCCAGAGAAATATGCTGAGTGGCTAATTAAGAATGGCAAGAAATTAAAAGACTGGTGCAAGGATGCCTTGTACGATGATTATTTGTTAGAGTATGTTAAAAAAGAAAGTGGCATCCGTGCATTAGAACGTAATATTATGTATCTCGCAACATGGGGAGAAGAAAATGAATGTGCTTGGCAAAGTTATTTTACAAATGTTTCTCCATCACGTGCCGCGTACGATATACGCTCAGCAAAAATATCCCCTTGGTTACTGTACTTAAGTAATACAGGCGACGAGTTACTAGTGAGATTTAGCGACGAACAAGTAAAGATGATAGAGCATATAATTGATTCTAACTTTTGGATGAAACTGTTCTCACAAAATAAAGAAGAAGTTAAAGAAGTTAAAGAAACATGCCAGATAGCAGGCATCTAAGGAGTAGTATGAAAGTTAAATTAATTAGTTACAGCCAAACCCCCGCAGAAATAGAAGACGAATCCTTGTTAGATTTAATTGCGTATTGCGCAAGAGTAAGTAATCCTAGCAACCAAGATAACAAAGAAACAAACGAAAAACTTGTAAGTTATCTAGTAAAGCATAAGCACTGGTCACCGTTAGAGATGGTTAGCGCATGTTTAGAGATTGAAACAACACGTGACATTGCTAGACAAATTTTACGTCATAGGAGTTTTAGTTTCCAGGAGTTTAGTCAACGTTACGCAGACCCAACAAAAGACTTAGATTTTGTATTGCGCGAAGCAAGGTTACAAGACGAATCAAACAGACAAAATTCGATTGATATTGAGAATGTTAATGATGAGCGTCACACTGAGTGGAGAGTTAGACAGTTACAAGTACTCGACTTAGTCAAAAAGAATTACAAATGGGCAATTGAAAATGATATTGCTAAAGAACAAGCAAGAGCTATATTGCCAGAAGGTAACACTGTTAGCAGAATGTATATGAATGGCACATTGCGAAGCTGGATTCACTATATTGAACTGCGTAGTGCAAACGGTACTCAAAAAGAACATATGGATATTGCTGTCGAGTGCGCAAAAGAAATTGCAAAAGTATTTCCAATGGCGTTCGAGTATGCAACTGCCAAATAAGATAAAGCAGGCTGAAAATAAGCTAGCAGGAAAGTGCCAATTTTGTGGCACTGATGATAGGCACACCGACGGCTGTCCCAATCAAGACCTAGAGCAAGAACTTCGGATACTAATGGCAGAAGCAATAAAAGAAGAGATTGACACAGCAATATTAGATAGTATACTAGAAGCAACAAAAGAAATTGCAGATAAGTTGTATAAGAAATGAAACCTAAAAGAATAATACTAGTAAGACACGGTGAATCCACTGGCAATGCTGACCCTATGGAATATCTGCATACACCCGATTATAAATTACCCCTAACAGAACACGGGGTTGACCAAGCAGTAAACGCCGGTGTCGGCATTAAACACTTGATTAAAAACGAGACCTTACATGTTTACAAATCGCCTTGGTACAGAGCTAGACAAACGTGGGACGGGTTAGCTGTTAATCTAGCTGATAACGCAATAAAAGTTGTCGAAGATCCGAGAATACGCGAGCAGGACTGGGGGCATTTAAGGCACCCCGATGATGCTAAAGCAATGCGTGACATACGAAACGAATACGGTCCATTCTTTTACAGGATGGAAGACGGCGAATCCCCTGCAGATGTTTTTGATAGGGTAAGCACATTTTTTGAAACTATGCACAGGGATTTCGGTAAATATGACTTTGCAGATAACTGCTTAATTGTTACTCATGGTATGACCTTGCGTGTCTTTTTAATGCGTTGGCTACATTGGACAGTAGAAGAATTTGAAAATGTTCGCAATCCTAAAAACTGCGACATTGTAGTTTTAGAAAAGCAAACAACTGGTAGGTATAAACTAGTTACTGACCTTGTATATAGAACATGAGGAATTATAATGCCTAGCGAAACTTTTATAAAAATACTTGGTGGTTCAAGAGGTACCAGTGTCTAAAGAACTTTTAGTAGTAACAATGGAAGAATGCGCAGAGCTTACACAAGTATGTTCTAAACTATATCGCTTTGGTAGTAAAGAATATGGTGACTTTAGCGAGAAGATGTCCGCACAAATTAAAGAAGAAGCCGGTGATGTATATTGTATGCTTCAGCTATTAGTTGAACACGGATATGTTACACAAGAAGAGATGGAAGATCGCGCAGAAGTAAAGCGAGAGAAGTTAAAAAAGTGGAGCAAGATCGATGTCGAAAGACCCCTTAACGAAAGCTGAACGTAAACTTTCTGGAAAGTGCCCTGACTGCGGCGCCGATGAATCCCCCGGGCCTTGGCACGATGAGGATTGTGACAATTATGGTGATTATATAACTGATACGTTTATGGTTACTGCTGAAGCGTATAAAGATATAATAGAAAACTACCATGAAGATTAATTTTGACGTTGATATAGACATGGCAGACAGAGACAAGTTTTTAGAACTTGTTAATGCCACACCTGCGAGCATCAAAAAAGACGGCGAGTACACAAAGCACAACACAGGTGTCTACTTTCAAAACATTCCTAAATTTCCCGTAGAAGGTTATAGCACAATCGATCATAAGCAAGCAGAACAAGACGGGTGGTTAAAGATAGACTTCCTTAATAACAGCATTTATGAGGGCGTAAAAGATGAAGCGCATTTAGACAAGCTGTTAAACACTGAGCCGATGTGGGAATTACTAGATCATAAAGAAATAGTTGAGCAACTATTCCATATAAGCAACTATTATTATCTTGTAGAGCAATACAAACCTACAAGCATATCACAATTGGCTATGTTACTGGCTATCATACGTCCGGCTAAGAAACATTTAGTTGGAAAATCATGGGCAGATATAGAAAAGGAAGTGTGGATACCGCCCACAGATGGAAGTTACTACTTTAAAAAGTCGCACAGTTACGCCTACGCGGCAGTTATAGTTGTACAGTTGAATTTATTAAGTGAAATCTAGTCTGTCTTTTTGACTAGCTGAATACCACGTCTTTTAATTCGCTTTTTAAGCATATCTTGTAACGTAGTCATAGGACCAAATAAATGGTCTACATCTTTCATTGCGATTGTGGTCAGGAAAGGTCTAAAAGGTTGTAATTCGTAGTGCAAGAATACGTCTATAGGCATTTGTCTGTTACTTTCCCACCACCAAGTTTCACTTAATTTGATAAACTCTGCGCGTATTTCTGCGCTGGGCATCTTATCCAAGTCATACATTGTGAGTATGGTGCTATCGTAGTTAACTACAACGCCATAGTAGTATTTTGTTGAGCCGTGTTTCGTGCCGTATTCTAATCCTGTTATAAATGGAAATTCTTCTTGGTTAATTTCTTGCATACAGATATTTAGCATTTTGAATGATAAATAGTACTGTAGAAAGGCTCCGATTTAGTATAAATACTATTATGGATTACGGAGATCACAGATTATTTTTATATGACGACATAATAGAACTTGTTGTCACAACCACCAGCTTATATGTTGATAACAGACCTATGAATCATAGAAAATTACAAGCCCATAAGGGACTAACTAACACACTAATGTTTAACATTAGGAATAGAGATAGAAAACTACAAAACGTTTTTAGTGATGAGCTGGTTGCGTATATTGTAAACCCAAGTACACGGGCTAGAGTATTAACAAAACAGCTAGTACATACAAGTGATGTAGGGATTTCTTCATTGTCCTTGACAAACGGAGACCTACAAAACGTAAATCCAGGACTATATAGAATTTATATAACCAGAACTACGCAAGAACAGGTGGATATGCCTGTTTACTCTAATCAAAATAACGATATAAGTTTTGACTTGGAAATAAGCGATGAGGCTGTATTTGATCCAGTGGCGACACAGATCGAATTAGGCGAAGATTTTACTCAAGTAAACAATTCACCTAATGTATGGACATCTAGCGCACTATTTGGCAACTTAGATCGCAATTTTCAAAACGCACAGCACAGTATGGCAATTTATACAACTGAGTATACTGGAAACGTAGTTATACAAATTAGTTGTTTTGAAAATGTGCCAGAAAGTGACAATGCAAGCACCGACTGGGTCACAGTCGAAACCATTCCAATGGCTAATGTTAGTACAATCACCGCTAGGACATTTTCTGTAAACGCAAACTGGGTAAGATTACTTAGTTATCCGGACGATGAAACTGGTACAATAGATCAAATACTTCTACGTAACTAATTGACATATATCTGTTTTGTTGTATAATAACAACATGACTGTAGACTCAGCTATACAAAAAGTACACGCATTACTTTTAGATAATTTGCCCGCCGGAACCACAAGAAGCCCGAAAGGTTGGACGATTTTTAACTGTGTGATGTGCAACGACAAGCGCAAACGCGCAGGAATCAAAACTACAGCCGGGAAAATAAGCTATAACTGCTTTAACGACCCAAACTGCAAAACAGGTTGGGAACCTTCTGCCCATTTAGGCAAGAAATACAAAGCATTAGCTTCTAGACTGGGCGCAACAGACAAAGAAATCCATGACGTACAATTAGAACTGCTAAAATACAGCAATGAATTAGCTAACGAAGACGAATTTGAATACAACGGCACGTTTAGTAAGTTTGAATTAAAAGAATTTCCTGAAGATACCGTAGTCAAAGTAGTTGCAGACTTGCCCGATGACCATCCGGTTAAGCAATACGCAAAAGATAGAGGTCTGCTAGGGCATTATAACTACTTGTATTTTGATGGCCCAGTTAAATACAGAAAAAGATTGATAATTCCCTTCACTTATAACAATGAACTAGTTGGATGGACAGGAAGGCACATTTCTCCGCCTAATAAACAAACACCTAAGTACTTACATGAATTTCCAACAGGCTATGTTTTTAATTTAGACAGATTTTCGAACAGCGAACGAGAAATAATGATTGTAACAGAAGGTGTGTTTGATGCCATTTTGGTAGACGGTGTTAGCGTACTAAGCAATCAAGTAAGCCCGGAGCAATTGGCACTTATAGAGAAGTTAAACAAAAAAGTAATACTATGTCCAGACAGAGATGCCCCAGGTAAAGAATTAATAGAGCAAGCAATTGACTTAGGCTGGAGCGTAAGTTTTCCGCCTTGGCACAAAGACTGCAAGGACGCGGCAGATGCTGTTTCACAATACGGCAGGTTGCTGACGGTAGCAAGCATAATTAAACATGCTACAGACAATAAGACAAAAATAAAAGTAAAAACAAAATTAAATATATAAGAGAGACTACATGACAGATATAACCCAGTACACAGACGAGATACAAGAACTATTTTTACGATTCCTAGTAAGCGATGCAGACTTATTTGCAAGATGCCAAAATATTGTTAACCCTGTGTTCTTTAGTAGAAAATTTCAGCCGGCAGTAGAGTTGTTAGTTAGCCACAGTACAGCACACAGCGCAATTCCTACATTAGAACAGATTAGAGCAGTAGGCGGCATTGACATAGAACCGATAGAACATATCACGCCGGATCATCACAACTGGTTTATGAATGAGTTTGAAACTTTTTGTAGACATAAGGGATTAGAAAAAGCTATTATCGAGAGTACTGATTTACTAGAGAAGCAACAGTACGGCGAAGTAGAGATAAAAATCAAAGAAGCAAGTCAAATAGGACTTGTAAAGGACCTAGGCTTAGACTATTTTGCGAATCCTAAAGAACGCCTGGACTGGATTAAAGCACAGTCGGGCGCAATTAGCACAGGATGGAAAGGACTTGACCATAAACTATATGGTGGACTGAACAGAGGCGAGATTACAATCTTTGCAGGCGGGTCAGGCGCAGGTAAGAGCTTGTTCCTGCAAAACTTCGCAGTGAACTGGGCATTCGCGGGCCTAAATGTTGTTTACATTAGCTGTGAGCTTAGTGAACAATTGATTAGTTTGCGTTTAGACTCCATGGTAAGTGGCTTTAGTACCAAAGAAGTTATGCGAAACATCGATGACGTTGACTTAAAAGTGAGAATGAAAGCAAAAGGCTCAGGTAAATTACGTGTCAAGTATATGCCCAATGGTGTTACATGTAATGACATACGCGCATTCTTACGAGAATACGAAATATCTGTAGGCGAGAAAGTAGATTGCTTACTAGTTGACTACTTAGACTTGTTAATGCCAATCAGTAACAAAGTTTCTCCAAGTGATTTGTTCATTAAGGACAAATATGTTTCAGAGGAACTACGTAACTTAGCAATGGAACGAGACTTGCTAATGGTTACAGCATCACAGTTAAACAGAGGCGCAGTTGAAGAAATAGAATTTGACCATCATCACATTGCAGGCGGCATCTCAAAAATACAAACAGCAGACAACGTGGTGGGTATTTTTACGTCAAATGCTATGCGAGAACGCGGAAGATATCAGATTCAGTTTATGAAAACACGTTCTAGCGCAGGTGTAGGTACAAAAGTAGACTTAAAATTCGATCCTGACACGTTAAGAATTACTGATTTAGAGGAAGGAGACGAAGATGCTATGACTGTTACAGCAGATTCTCTTGTAAATCAGCTAAAACGTAACAACAGTATTCAAACTACAGAAGATTCTAACTCGGATACTGTAGGCAAAGCTCTAAACATGCGAGACTTCCTGAAGAAAAATGACTTGTAAACGATAAATAGTGTTAATGTCCAAACAGGAGTTGTTGTGCGTAAAAGTATAATCGAAGAACTTAATCTTATATCCGAAGATAGAGATCGAAACCACGTAGTCGAGAACCGCGCCGAGCACCTTATACAAAGTGCTATTCATCTTATTGAAAAAATAGAGATGTATTATGAACCAGATGTAGCTAAGGATCTTACTAATCGTATCGTTAACAGCATAAAAGCAAAAGATTCATCTAAATTCTCCCGAGGCATTCAAAAAGTTATAAAAGAAAGTCGGAGACAAGACGATGCGAATCTGTGAAGTAGTAGATGCCGCCAAGGCACCTGTACCAACGCACAATAAACCCCATAAAGATTATAAAAACTTTATATACGATGGCAACTCTAAACGCTGGGTTGATAAAAACACCCAACGCCCTGCACAAGGGCTGATGCACGATAATTTAATGAAGGCGTATAAACCTGCCTCAACTTCTAGATTAGGAAAAGCTAAAAACTGGCTATCCGGCGAAACACCGGGAGCGGCACAAGCAACCAGATTAAATCCAGATGCAGGCATCGTACATAAAACAACCGCGGCAATGGCAGCGAAATTAGGGAGCGGCATAGATAAACTTGGACAGCGACGAGCGGCGAAGAAAGCACAGCAAGCACAGCAAGCACAGCAAGCACAGCAAGCACAACAAGCACAGCCTGTACAACAGATGCCGCAAGGAAACGCCTACAATGATACTAATTATGACAAATCTCCAGCTAGTCGAGGATACAAAAGTAAACGCAAAAAGCCCTTGAAGCTAGTGCCAAAGGATAAGTACTAGTGAAATTATTTGAACTTTTCCAACAGCCAGTAACACTAAAAGAAGGCGGCAATGTTTTTAAAGATGCTGACGGCACACCATTGTCTCAGAGAATTAACAAAGCAGACGTCGATCCTACACTTGCATGGTTGGAAAAGATTACAGGCATGAACCACAGGGATTTTAAACTGGGCACAACCGGAATAAAATCATCCTCCGGCGACTTAGATATTGCAGTTGATCCGGACGAAGTTGATAAAAACGATTTATACAATGTGCTACTTAACTGGGTAAAACAAAATCACCCAGACGATGATCCCAGACGCTGGGTAGCAAAGAGCGGAGTGTCCGTTCACTTTAACACCCCTATTAATGGCAACCCTGCCAATGGATTTGTGCAAACAGATTTAATGTTTGGCAAACCTGAGTGGATGAAATTTTCCATGCAAGGCTCGCCTAACGAAGAATCTCCATTTAAAGGTATGCATCGACACATTATGATGGCTAGTATTGCTAAAGCTAAAGGCATGTCTTGGAGTTTTCAAAAGGGATTAGTTAATCGAGAAACTAAAGAGATTATCACTAAAGACCCGAAAGAGATTGCTGAACTATTATTAGGTCCAGGCGGCGATCCTGCAGACTTCCAAACTGTAGAAACTATTAACGCGGCTATAAAGCAAATGCCTAACTATGAACAGCTAGTAGCAGATGCCAAAGAAAACTTTGCCCGCGCAGGATTGGAATTACCGCAATGAGATTTAGAGATTTAGTAGAGTCTATACAGGTCAACGAAGATGCACGTATTCAACACGCAGAAGACTTAATCTTCTGGGAAGGGTCCTCAGGCGCAATGCGAGCAGTACAAGCATTAGAAAGTTTAACTAATAAGAATTATAAAAATGTTACACTGAAGTGGGACGGTTCTCCAGCAGTAATATTCGGTAGAGACGAGAACGGCGAGTTTATACTTACAGATAAAAGCGGGTTCACAGCTAAAGGATACGACGGACGTTCTAAGAGCGGTGACGAACTTGCACAGATGCTTTTAAATAGGGGCGGAGGAAAGGATAGAGAGGATCCTCGTCGCATAGCGTTTGTAACAAGGATGCGCAATGTATTTGACGTGTTCGAAAAAGCAACTCCGCCGGACTATAGGGGTTACTTTAAAGGCGACATGCTGTACTTTGACACACCGCCCGTAGAGAATCAAAACTATGTATTCAAACCTAACATTGTAGAGTATGCAGTCGATATGAACTCCGACTTGGGCCAGCGCATTGGCGCAAGCACAGCCGGTGTAGTTATACACAGGCAAGTGGATCCAGATGGAACAGAACAGCCGTTGCAAGACCCTGGCATATTTTTAGGCAATGACCTTCTAGTTGTCCCGCCTATTACTACAGAGAAACCAGCACAAGTTGACAACGCGCTGATAAAAAAATTAAAAAAGGTTATACAAAAAGATGCCGCAGGCATTGATGAATTCTTAAATGCTGATAAAATAAAAGCAATGCAACTAACAGATTTACCTGCTATTTTGTACACATATACTAACTCTAAAGTAGATACAGGTATGACTGACCTGGGAAAAGATTTTATTACTTGGTTAGAAAATACTCCACGAATAACTGACAGAAAAAAAGAAAAGCTATACGTATATATAAAAGAAAATCAACAAGCATTTAACACATTGTGGCATGCAGTTAGTGTTATTATGAAAGTTAAAGATAATATCATATCACAATTTGACCAACATGCATCGACTGTACAGCAGAACATAGGTGGCCAGTCCGGCGGCGAAGGATATGTACTGGCTCACCCCGAGGGTGACATTAAATTAGTACCCAGGGAAGTGTTTAGCAAAGCAAACAGGGCGGTACAACGATAATGGAACTACTTTTAGTTAATCAAGAAATATCCGAAAGTAGGCTGTATCGTACTACAAATAACATGCGAAAACTTACAGGTAGAGATATTGCAGAACTTGCTTACCTTAATACACTAGCAGTTTATTTGTTTCTTGTAGCTAAGAACGACACCGACTATGCTAAAAAGACTTCACGGTACGGTAATTACAAAAACTTTAAAACAACAAGTACCGATTTGTACATGCTTGGATATGTAATAAACAATCCTGAAGGGATTAGCTTAAGTACCGACGAGGTTTCGTATCTAAATAGATTGCAGTTTGACGCAAATAAACACTATAGATTCATAAAAGAAATATCTAGTGCTAAAGGCAAATTGCAAACAGCGGCAGGATATTTGTATAGACTAGAAAGTCAATTGAAAATAAATAATAGTAAGTTAAAAGATTTTAGAAGAAGTATAATATCGTGGGATTCGTTAAGCTCAAGTAATAAAAAGATGCTTGTAAATAAGATGGCATTAGAAATGCGAAAACTAGCACAAGGCAGTGAGTTAGTTCATCCACTAACTAACATGGCTACGCCTACAAGCCTAGTAAAGAAAGCGGCAGGAGCAGTAGCCGGCGCAACTGCTGGCAGATATATTGCTGGTAAAGTAGCAAAGAAGAATCCAGACCGAGCTAAGAAAATAGGCACAGGCATAGGAGCAATTGCAGGGTACTGGGCCGCGGGGAGAAAAGATTTATGAGGATGCACGAAATAATAATTGAAGAAGTAAAACCTGAGGTTGCGCCTAAGATAAAAGCGCAAGCGGAAGAATATTTTGCCAAAAATCCAGAAGAATTAGCAAAATTCAAAGACTTTGTAAATGTAACTAACGATCCCAAGACAAACCAGCCCTACGATAATATCGAGGACGCTGTATCCGCGTACAGCAATCCAAACTGGAATCCAAACTTTAGAGGAAATCAGTACACTGGCGGCATTTCAGGACAAAAAACGCCAGGAACAATTAAAAAAGTAGCAAAATCCTTAAACCCAATGAAAGATATAGATATGACTGATGTAGGCACATCCGCAGTTTCAGGCTTCAAAAAGGGACAAGGAATAGCAAACAAAATAGATAATTTAGGAAAAAGACGACGTTAAGACGTAAGATTTTGCGTCGAAATGATAAATAAAAGTAACATATTGTTAAAACAATATAAAAGATTCTTAGGAGAATAAAAATGGCACAAACAAAAGTAAATGGCGCACCATTAGCTGATCAGTTTTTAACTGGCACACTTGACTGGTTTATCGTCACCGACGTTGACGCGGCTACTGATATCGATGACTTCGGTACTGTAGACGGCAACGCAGAAACAGTTCTACGAGCTGTAAGCACTGTAGCTAACCCAGTAGTAGTTGAAGAAGGAACTGCTTCAATTATGTATGTAGCAACTGAAGTACCTGGCGTATCCGCTGCCTCATTGCAGACAGCAGTCGCAGGCGTACTTACTAACGCTACTGTAGTTGCTGGTACTGTAACTGTAGTTTAATAGTTACTTAAAGTAATACTAAAAATCCTCGCTTTATGCGGGGATTTTTTTTGTCTGCAATTTCTTACGCTTTGATAAATAGTATAATAAAGTGGAGATCCACATATGAGTTTAATAAGATCAGGGTCAATGTCGGCCCAAGAAGTACTAACAGGTGATTTAGAATTTTTTACCTTATACACAACAATAGATTTAACTGTAACCGGTGATTTTACAGATAATACGCAAAAAGATTTTGAAAGCGTAATACAAGTTATTGCACTAAGAGCTATGCCAGTTATTATGAATAATCCAGTAGAACTTGACGGTACCGGTGGCAATCTGTTAGAAAGTTACGGAGCACCTACATTAACAGGCGCAGGCTGGATTTTTAAATTTGCTTTTGAGAAAACAGATGTACACAGTATAGCTACACTAACAGCTGAACTAGATGGAATTGTTTTAAATGGTGGCACAATCGATACTACAAGTTCGATAAACATGGAATTTACACAGCAACAATTGTTGTAATAAAGGAATAAAATGGACAACAAACCAAACTTAGATCAGAAAAATAAAGAACTGTATACTAACAATCTCGAAGCACATATCATTGCCGACATGCTTCGTATCGAAAGTATCAGCGCAGAACTACGAGAATTTAAAAACGATACAAAACTACGCCTTAACAAATTAGAAGGCTGGATTATTAGCATTGTAGCTATTACTTTCAGTACACTGCTAGCAGTAGTAGGATCGCTTATATGGCGGTTGCTTGGATGAGACTAGACGAATTCGCAGGCCCTATTACTGAAGCTAGAATGATATGGAAAAAGTCTGGCAAGAAAGTTGTACGAGCTGTGAGATGTACTAGCGGTCCTAGAAAAGGACGGGTGGTTAGTAAAGCCTCACAATGTGGCGCACCGATAGATATTAAGAAAAGAATGACACTAAAAAGAACAAAGGCGAAGATGGGCAAGCGCATGTCCAGAAAAGCAAATAGAACAAAAAGATTTAGCCCTGCAAGTAGAAGGGTTAGGACATTAAACAAGAGAAGATAATGAGAAGAAAGTATTCTATTTTAGAAGGTATTAAAAAGTTAAACGAATATCCTAACTATCCAGCAATGGGTGCTAGTGCTAAAGCTAATGCAGTGTCAGGTAGTCCGACAACTGCGTCGAGTCCTAGCCCATCTCAAGCATCTAGCCAAAGCCCATCTCAAGCATCTAGCCAAAGCCCATCTACTGCTCCTATAAAAGCACAGCCCAAAAAGCCGGTAGTTGCTAAAGCGCAAGAACTACAAAAAGATTTTGAATTCCCAAGTAAGGAAGGCAACGTAGTAAAAGTTATATCACCATTTGGCGCTGGCAAGAACAAAAGCAGTGTAGTTGTACAAGATCAAAAGACAAAAGAATATTATGCTATAGACCCAGATGAGAAAATTGCCCTACCGCAAGTAGATCAGAGCGAAATACAAACAGAGGATTCCGGAGCAGAGGCTCTACGAAATATTACTACCAGGAAGCATCGTGTAAACTTAGGCAAACGCGGACATCGTAAGATGGAAGTAGGCAAGAGGCTGAAGAAAATATCCAAACTAATAAGAAAAAGTCGTTTAATCGAAGAGCCTATCTTTGAAATTAACTTTAACGATAAGCGTGTTACACAATCAGCGTTAGCGGCTCCGATTAGTTGTGGGTTTGAAGCGGAAACTGTATGGACTACAATAGACGGAGGCCCATCCGAAGAGTATTTAGATAATCTTTCATGGGACGATAGTGAGATACAGCAACACATCGGTAGTTATGAAGAGCGCAAGGTGAGAGAAGAGTATGACTCTTATATGTGGGATTCCGATGAAATAAATGATCTAATAATTAAGCATACAGACGAATGGGTCAACGAAAATAACGAGTCGGAAGAATTCCTGGAAAAATTTATAGACGCTAAAGTAGACGAAGATGATATAGAAGAATACAGGAAAACAACACTAGCGAATGCAGACGAAGAAGATTTAGAAATCCTAAACGACTATAGTCAAACAGCGTGGGGCCGTGAATATGTAGACGAAAACATGACAGACGAATACAGAGAATGGCTAGAAGAATATGCCAGGGATAACGGAATAGGTCTAGACGAAGCAGTAGAAGAATATTACCAAGAATTTAGTATTGACAAATGGGCACAGATTGTATATGGCTCTGTACAGGAGATGATAGGCGCTATATTAGATGTTTATGTCGATACTGGCCCGGGTTCATCGCAAGAAGATGTAGCACATGAGCTATCGGCTTGGACAGAAAATCATAGTGCGTTTGCAAAGGTCGAAGCTGGCGAATATCACCAAGGTCACGGCGACACTACGCAAGACTACTGGAGGGTCGAAGATGACCCAAGTATCAGCCCAGATGGCGAAGGCCTAGGTTCGGAAATTATATCTCCTGTTTACGAAACACCTGAAATGATGCTATCAGAAATGCAACCGTTATTTAAAGAAATGTCTGCTAATGACGTAGAAACTAATAGTTCTACAGGATTACACGTAACCATGAGCTGGTCAGGAAAACAATCTAAAACGAATAAATTAAAAATGGCATTGTTGTTAGGCGATTCATATGTACTGAAGCAATTCGACAGAGAAAATAGTCATTATACAATGAGCCAGAAAAAAATAATAGACGATAGTATAGTAAATCTAAAGCAAAATTTAAACGATCAGCGCAGTTTAGACAAGCTAGAAGAAATTTTAAATGAATTTATTTCTAACGATAAGTACCGTACTATACATTTTAAATCAGAAGAAAACGATAGCGGAAATAGTCTAATAGAATTTAGAGCGGCGGGCGGCGACTATTTAGACCAGCACGAATTGATAGCAAAAACTGTATCGAGATATGCGGCAATTATGCAGGCTGGCCACGACGAGAACGCATTTAGAAAAGACTATATACGCGCACTAGTTAAAGCTGTAAATGGCCAGACTAGTATTCCAGACGAATACGCAACAGAATTTGCAGGCGGTAAGTTACCAGACAACGCACTTGTTCAAGGCATGAGAGCGACATTAAGTAAGGCACGTTATACAGACGGCTTGGAGAAACTAGCACAAGCATACCAGCATTTACAAATGGCTAGAACTTTAAAAACAGGCAGAGCTCAGCCTGATATGTTTGAAACATTGAGCAGAGTATACGAGGACTGGACAGATGACCTAAAAGCACAAGTGGATGCTGACCCTAGGTCGACTACTGATGGAGATTGGCAGACTGCGGCAGCAACCGCGCAACAAGAATTTGCAGATGCGGTTGTTATGTTGGCAATAGATACGTTAAGCGGTAAAGCGAGGAGCAAGCCAACCGCAGCCTTAATTAGTGGGCTAAGAAACGCATTAAAAGAATTTAGTTTGAACGGTGACACGCTATGGAGTTTAATAACTAAAAGTGAGATTTTACATTCCGAAGAACAGGTACCTGTTGACAAATTGCAGAAGGCAGTAAGCCAGCTTTTCCACAAAGACGTCGGGACTGTTCCGAAAGCCGCATTTACTATAACACTAAATCCAACAACCGAAACGCTAATGGTAAGGCAAGACGTGCATAACGAACATATCAGTTTTTTCGGCGACATATTTGGCGATGAGACAGAGAAAGGCATAGCAGACATGAACAAAGTGCCTACGCAACTTAAAAAAGAACACTTTAAAGTAGTTAATAGAGAAGAGTATGAACAAGCCCGCAATACACGAGGTAGCATAGAAGCAAGAAAAGAATCAATAGAGAATCTAACATCCCATTTAAATAATGTAGAGAGCGATGAGCAAAGTGACGATAACAATAAAGTAATCGCCAAGTGGACTAATGATATACAAGAAATGCAAGCGGAGATAGACAAGTGGAAACCAATCCTAGACAAATTTTACAAAAAGTACGGGTTCATTCCGAAAAGTGTACGATACGGGTCACAGAATATAGGACCGGAATATACAATTATTCGTCCTGATACTTTCCCGGAACTTTCACAAAAATTCGGTATAAAGATTGTAGCTACAGAAAGTGTATTTAAGAAAATCAATAAGCTACCACTAGCAGAACAAATTAAACTTTTAAGCAAAATTGACGACAAGTCGATTAGTAAGGTGTGGACTAAATCTAAGGTAAAAGAAACTCCAATTAACGAGAGTGCAGTGCCCGACAGAGGTATAAAACGCGACTTAGAAAACTTAATGAGTAAGCCATTATTAGCTAACGATCTTAGAGGGCAAATGTCTGCTTATTTTGTTATTCCCGATCCTAATATGATTAGTGACTTTAGAGAAGCAAGGGCCACCGGTGGAGATAAATTCGACTTACGTCCTATCCTGCAAGGCTATATGCAACGAGATTTGCATCCTAGCAAAAAAAAGGAATTAGGATTAAAAGAAAGTGTAATAACTGAATCAAGGGGTGTAACTGCAAGAATGCCCGGTGAGGAATACATAAGTGTTACTAACCCTAATGACATTCTTGTAATGCAAGAAGTTATAATAGTATCTCCTCCAGAAGCAGACAGTTACGAAAGTTTAGACGAATTAGAAGCGGCATTAGAACAAGTGATTCCCGGTGCGGCAAAAAGAGTAAACGACAACAATCCTAATCAAGGCACAAAAGCCGCGCTAGTAGCAATAATGGCTGATAACGTCGGCGCGCCTCAGTACTGGGTTAGGTATGTACGAGCTATTCCTGCCGCAGGGGTTACTGGAATGTGGAAAACGCTAAGAGGTTATAAATTTAGGAAAGGCGCTGAAACTGAAAGTGTGCCTATTAAGCCAGCTGACCTAGTAAATGACGAAAGTTTTAAAACAACTGAACAACTTTCCACCGAGATTTTAACTAATATTGCTAGCATAACAGCAAATTCTGAACACGAAGATTTACAGGCGATTATGGAACAAGCTGTGTCCTATGCCAGAACTGGTAGCGTAGCACCAATCGCAGGTGGCGCGAAATATTTTAACGTATTGCAAAAGTACGGCGGCGAATATTTAGGCCCACTTGCAATTATCGACGGCGGAAACGTAAAAGGAAATACACCGGAAATGCTAGCGGCATACGAGCTAACAACACTTAAAGGCTCGCAGATTATGTTCCCTGAAAGCACAGCATATCCGTTAGTAGACAGCGTTATTAAAGCACCGAACGGTCAAGACATCGGTGTAAGCAGTAAAGCACATACAGCAGGTGGCGCGGCAAGTAGCTTAAAAGGTGTTTACGATCAGCTAACAGATGAGATGAAACAACAGTACCCATTAGGATCGCAGATACTTGAACTTATTGCTACAGAGAGTGCAGTAAACGGTCCTATTAAAGTCGGTATATTGCTAGGTCTATTATCGACCAGAGATGCAAAATCATTACAGGAACTAGACAGAAGTTCTAAAAATATAGATGACTTAACATCAGCAAGATTGCGTAAGATGACTCATGCCCAGGGCATAGATAAAAGCACAGTGCATCGTGCAGAGTACAGAGTATTTTATCACGTACTTGCCGCAATTGTAAATACCATTATACCAGTTGTGAATTCTACGCAAGAATTTAAAGATGTAATGATAGCGGCACTAAACAACAACAAATATGTAATGGTACTAACACAGGGTAAAGTTATAGGCGATGATGTTACACTAGATTACTATACAAAATTTCCAGCAGTGTTTGAAGGATCACCGCAGATTGTTAATAAGACTTATTTTGCAACAGGACAAAAAGGAAGATTAGGATTTAAATTGAAAAAATGAGATTATTTGAATTGGCTGAGGCACCATACAGAGGCAACATAGGAATCCACGAAATGATGGAATTCTATAAACTTGCGACTCCGGCTGAAAAGAAAGAATTAGACGATTTAATTCTTTCTAATAGAACCAATGAAGCATGGGATTTAATACAACAAGTAACCGGCATGAAATTAAACACAGATGATTTAGTCACTGAGACTTTGAAAAAAGTAAATGGCAAATGGGCACTTGTAAGTAAAAGTAATCCTAAAAAAGTATTACAGTATTATAAAGGTTCAGGAAAACCGAGCAAAGAATGGGTAAGCAAAGTTGAACGTAGAGTACATAGCTTCGAAGAAGTACAGCATGAAAATGGCACGTATTCTTCACTTCAAGTCAGCGCATCATCAGCTAAAAAAATAATAGCCTGGTGTGAAGAAAATAATGTAACTGTAAGTAATCCGGACGAGCTACATTGTACGATAGTGTTTAGTAAAACCCCAGTTCCAGAAGTAATTAAGTTAGACGGAAAAGAAATAACAGTAACCGGTAAGGTTAAAGAATGGGAAGTACTCGGCGAAGACTGCTTAGTGTTAATGCTAGACTGTCCCGGTGCTTCGTACTTACATAAGGAAATAACAGACTTAGGTGCAACATCAGATTACGATGAATATATTGCCCATGTTACTATTACAACACATTATGAAACTAACGAAGTGCCTGGAGTAATTCCAGATTTCGATATCGAGTTTGATAGTATACAAGTAAATGAATTAGATGATGACTGGAACGACAAGTGAAAATAACTGACATTATTAAAGAAGGGTACGATATTCCGCGCAATCAAATGCCGCAGATTCATGCTGACGATTTGGAAAATACACATAATGTTAAACATGGAACTATGAGTATTACTAAATTAAAACCAGCTCAGTCTCAGCGAGTTCCGGGACTAGTTGATAAAACTGCTAAAAGCATAGAAGGCGGATTCAACAAGCCTATAATGATAGACAGAGAAGGCTATGTCATTAATGGCCACCATAGGTATGATGCTTATAAAAAGTTAGGCATAAACAAGGTTCCAGTTAGTGTAGTAACAGACGCAACATTACAAGAACTTATAGACCAGTTTAGCCACAAAACAAGCGATGAGTTTGCTGAAGAACGCATTAATGAATTGGCGCAAGCAGATCTTGACCAATTAGAAAAAACAGTAGACAATTGGTTTGCTAAAGTAGGTATCGATGTTGAATTTACAAGACACTTTTTAGATAGAGTAAACGATAACAGAAATCAAAAGCCGATTACTATGTCAGAATTGGTTCGTTTATTTAAACAAGAATATAAGAAATGGGGAAAGCCTATTGCGCAGATGGGGCCAGATGCCCAAGCAGTAATGAAAGACATGCAGACAGATATAAACGTGCCGTTTGTGTTAGTGCTAGACCCTAGAAATAATGAATTAGATTTAGTAGCTAAGACAATTATGAGAAAGAAAGATTTTAAAACCCCTAACAAGACGTTCGACGTATGAGATATAGCGACTTAATAACAGAATTAGAACTCCCTAAGAACCAATGGGAATTGATTATTTCGAATGCTGATAAAGAAGAAGCAGGCGAAAACCTTGTGGACTTAGTACAGCAAGCGTACAGTAGCACACCACTAGGTAGTCACGTTAATAGCTTACGAGATGTTATTCCAAGCGACTGGGAAGTTATAGATTGGGATCCGGAAGATGATGTTGACGCTACTATGTTTTTTAGAAAGAATCGTGCAGGTGAAACTTGGACTGGCAACAAAATACAAGGAATAGGACACGACGGACAGCGAGTTAGTAAAGACAAAGTTATACAAAAAGTAAGGCAAGCATTAGATAAGCCAGGCTGGTGGATTGAATCCAGTGATGCTATGGCACATGTATTAGGTAAAATGAATGCACCTCTTGTAAATGACGAGGCTTTTTTACAGAAGTTGTTTAATGATCCTAATTTAAAAATGATTGACGATAAGACCTATGTAAGAAAACTAGGAAACGGACAAACGATTAAGGAGACAGTTTTCGGTAAACCGAAACTACAGTAATATGAAAATTAATGATATTTTAAACGAAACTGGCGTCGGCGGCATAGCAGGTGTAGCAATGCCAATGGGCAAAATGAATCGTCGCATTCCGGGCATGGGCACAACAAAGAAGAAAAAGAAAACTAACGAAGACGTAAAATGCAAGGCCTGTGGAGATACTGGTACTGTACACTGGGACCATCAAGATGAGTTCACTGGCGATCACGTGCCTGCGTCAGCACCTTGTCCAGAGTGTGAGTTAGGAAAGAAGAAGAAAACTAACGAAGGTGAAGGAAGCCAGGTGTTCAATCCTCGTGAAAAAGGAGCAGGCACTAAGGCAACAATGCCCGGCGGCAGAATCTATATAGGTAAGGGCGAAATCGTTAAGCATAAAGATTATGGATGGATAGCAAGGCTATGGCAAACAGAAGATTGGCGAGGTTTCGATTCGCAGGATGATGCAAAAGATTACTTATTGAGTGTATATAAAAAGAATAACGATTATAGTAACGGCGACGATGATTACGGGCCGACTGGCCGCTCCCGCATGGCCGCAAAAGATTATGCTGATTTAGATGCTCGGCATCGAACATCCACTGGTAAATTGAAATTCGATGACGAAGTCGAATGCAAAAAGTGCAAAGGCAAAGGCTGTGACCATTGTGACGGCCAAGGCTATCACACAGTAAAATAAAGGAGAAACACATGAACACAGAAAAAAGAATTAGATATTTACAAAGACAGTTAGAGTCAGTAGCAGACCCGGATGCAAAAGCTAAATTAGAAAAAATTCTAGTTGGCTTAGTACCAGAGCCGACTAGGACACACGCTCCAGACGGCAAGTTTAAAGCAGACGATCCGTCGACTAAAGATATAAACGAAGCATGGAAAAGTGGCGTATCCAGCAAAAAGAGAAGGAAGACCAGTGAGAGCAGTAAAAGGAAAAAATAACGTTTTAGGGTTAATTAATAACTTTGAAACTAGACTGTACGAATTAATCCAAGACTCGGGCTGGATAGGTGTCCAAGATCTTCAGGAACGAGAACTCTACATGGCTGAGGACTTGCATGTACGTAACGTATTAAAGAAAGTGCAGAAAGGTAGCCAGGTAGGATTTTCCACATATAACCAGAAGCAACATGTGTAAAACTAAATAACAGTATGAACAAGAGAGCATTAGCCAAAAAGTTAGATAATCTCGCTAGTAATGTAGCAAAGCGCGGCGTATACGTGGTTACAAAAAAGGATGATTATTACGAAGTACAAAATTATATGACCAAGCAGGTATTAGTAACAGAGATACCAGTGCGAGTCTTAGCGGAACGTATATGTAACTTATACAACAAGGGCAAAAAACAGCCGATGTCACAAAAGCTACAGATGAAATCGTTATCTACTGCGTATTTTAAACTAAAAACTGACTTAATTGTGTTCAAGCACACAATGAAAACAACAAAAGACATGGACAAATACGACGTTGCTGAGTTTAGAGCCAGCGAAGTGGCAAGTAGGCTAAATCATGTAACACAACAACTGGAACATCTGTAGGAAAAACTTTACAGAAATGATAAATAACAGTAATAGCTAAATACCAACAGGAAGAACAAACATGTATTTAAACGATTTTAACCAAACTAGTAAACAAAAGATTACTAAAATTAACAAACTCCTAAAAGAAGAGTTTGCTATATCTTTGAGTAAGAAATTACCGTCAAAAAAGAAACTCGAAAAAGTTTTAGAGAACACGCTAAACACTCTTACTTCAATAAGAGTTAACAGTAATCAGTACCATACTAATCCAGAGTATTCTAAATATATCGGGCTTAAAGACGCATTAAACATAATGCTGAACGAAGGCGTATATGCAGAAAGCCCGCAGTATAACAGAATGAAAACTATGATTAGCGACAGCATTTCGCAGTTAATGGATAGCGGATACACAATGGATGAAGCCGCTGCCGAATGCATGAACCGTTATAGAATGGATAATCGCTTTGCTTATGACGACGAACATGTTCTTCCTATCGTCTTAACAGCGGCAAAAGATTACATGGAAAACTGTGGCATGAATGCTGAAGGCCTAGGCGATGGCATAGACGAAACAGTAACTGATTTAACTGATGCACTACTTGGCGAAATGGCCAGAGAGTGCGGTGTTGAGTTAGCGCAACAAGGTAGCATTGATGCTATAGAAGAAAAATTACAATCGTTTGCAGAAGTAAGCGGAAAAAGCCGAGACTCAGTTGTCGGATTCCTAAATAACTTGGAAGAAGCTGATCTTGTTAACGGCATACAAATGTTTGGCAAAAAAATAGGAGCGGTAAACAGAATGCGAGCAACAGAAATTACAGAGAATGTGGACGTTACCGCGGCAGAGCTTGTTATGGCTGTTCGCGCTCTAGCAGACGATATTCAAGATCAAATAGAAAGAGTAGGCAGAATGATGAACGAAGACGTTCCTGCTATAGCTGACCAAATGAGAACAGAGCAAGGCGCACAAGCGGCACAAGCGTTCTCGGACAGTGTACATAGTACACTAAATGCTTATATAGAAGCCGGCAAGGCTGCAAAAGCAGGCATGGATCAAGCTACTGCTACAGTATCCGGTGAAGCACCAGCAATGGACGACATGGGACTAGGCGACACAGGCGAACTTGACGGATTAGGCGGAGCAGAAGATGATTTAGGCCTAGACGACGTAGATGTTAACGAGCCAGCAATGGCTGGACCAGAAGATGAGCCATTAGGTAGAGCACCTGTAGAAATATAATGTTGATACGCGACGTGATCCTTTCGGAAGGTTATTTTAACGAGCTTATGGTAGTCGTTCAAGATTTACTTATACGTATGGCTTCGTCGCAAGTGCCTGAAATATCCACAGAAAAGTTTCAAGCAACATTAGCTAAACAGGGTTATGTTACCACAATTGATGAACTAATACAAGCAGTTGATCAAAGCGGATATGCTAGCAGTGTAGACAGAGAAAAGATTGTTCCCGCTAGCGAACTACCAGCAGATTTAGACAAAAAGACTGACCCTGCGTCTTTAGAGAAGATGGCAGGTAATCAAGCAATGAGTGATATTAAGTCGGAGTTATAATGCCTGGTATTTTTATTAACGCAACAACAGCAAGAACTGATACAAGAAATAATACAGTTATTCACGGCGAAGTTACTGCTATCGAAAATGCTGTGTACGCTAATATTGATGCTGGTGTACTATATGCGAACGTTAATAATACTGTTATGACTAACAGTAATGTTTACTACAATGTTTGGAACAGTATCTCTACTGACGCAACCACACTTGACCAACTCAACTACGTAAAAGATTACTTCACTAACCTGGGCTACGGTGTTAACATCGTAACTGATCCAGGATCAAACACAACCCTACAATGGAATATAAGCTGGTAAATCTAGCTTGACATATCCTGTCTAGGTGCTATACTACTTAGATGATAACAAATAAATTTGAATACCCATCCCTAAGACGAATCCACGAAAACGGAACAAGACGTTATACTAACGAAAGTAAAACAGCTCGTCCTGTTCCCAGCGTTACAACAATTCTCGACGCAACCAAATCCGAAGAAAGCAGACAAGCATTAGCAAACTGGCGCAAGCGCGTAGGTACAGCTAAGGCCCAAGCTATTACTACAGAAGCCGCAGGACGCGGAACACGATTACACAAATGGTTAGAAGACTACATTCTAACTGGCGACGCCGGCACACCCGGCACAAATCCTTATAGCATACAAAGCCACGGCATGGCCCAAATTATTATTGATAAGGGTCTTAGCCGAGCAGACGAATACTGGGGCACAGAAGTTGGCCTTATGTACCCCGATGTGTACGCAGGAACAACAGACTGTGTCGGCATGTTCGAAGGCGAGCCAGCAATTATCGACTTTAAGCAAACTAATAAGCCTAAGAAGCGAGAATGGATTGACGATTATTTTGCTCAATTAACAGCTTATGCCGCGGCTCATAACGTTACATACGGCACAGATATCAAAAAAGGCGTTATTTTAATGTGTAGCAAAGACAACGAGTACCAAGAATTTATTATTGAAGGCGACGAATACGAAGAATACGAACATGCCTGGGCTACTAGAGTAGAAGAATATTATTCCAAGTTCCTATAAATGATAAATACTGTTAAGCATTTGGAGATTCTTAACAGTGACAGAAACAACAAAAATAGTAAGGATGCAACAGCGTCGAGGTCTAAAGCAAGACCTACCAAAACCATTGCGTCCAGGCGAAATAGGGTTTGCTACAGATAGCAGACAGCTATATATCGGTGCAGACACCGAAAGTGAACTAGCACAACAGTATAATAAAACTGGTGTGTTCGAGCAAACATCAAGTGCGCAAAGCACAACTTTTGGTTTGGCTAACGTACAGATGATTAAATTCACTGTACCGCACAAAATTTACGACAAAGGAGAGTTCGACGGAGTTACTACAACTACTGTCTGGACACCGGACGACTTAGTTGCGAGTTCAGCCACTGCAACAGAATACGCTAGATTAGGTGACGTATTTAGAACAGGTGACTTATATTTTAGAAATATAATAGACGGGAATCTATTTTCGCCAGAACAGATTACTGTTATAAAAAACGGCACAGAACTTGTCGCATCGAATGTTGCAACTATTTCAAGCAGTCAAGATTTTTTCTTTGCCCAAGGTGGCGATATATCATCTAGTACCCATACATTAACTTTAAGAACACCTCCGAGTGGAGCAGAAGAAATTGCAATTTCGTATTATGGCAATACTGAAGTTAATCATGCTCTATCAAACACTACTGTTGGGATAACCGGTGTAGCAGGATTTAACGCATACGCAGGCCTAACAAATAATACTTTCCGACAAATAGATCCAGATAACGTAAGAGTAGCATCAGGCACAGGTGTCGGCTATATCGGAATGCAGTTCAAGCATATCCAGGTAGCAACTGATGTTAAAACTGCCCCGGTAGCATTTGACAATTCGGTTGCTCTTACTTTAGGCAACTTATTATTAACAAGAATCGACGAGAAGGTCACTGACGCAGTAGCAACCGCAAACGCAACAACAGTCTCTATAGTTGGAGCAATCGCGGCAGACACATATAATATATCAGGCGCCTATAATCACGTTTACATCGACGATGCAGTAACAGGCGATTGGCTAGACGGACAAGTATTAGAAGTTACAAGTTATGATTCGGCTAATACAACTATTGTTACCGCACTTCCTGCTATATCTACAAGTTTAGTTAAATCTGTAACCAGTTATTCCATTGATGGTTCGAATCTAAATGTAGTAGTAAGTAGCACAGATGATATCGAAATAGGTGATGATTTATACTTTATCGAATCTCCAGACGATTCAAATCTAAATAGTAAATCAGGCACAGTGTCCGCAGTGGATACAGGAGTATCACAAACTATAACAGTTTCTGCACTAGGCACTGATGCTAATGCTAACGTAGATACTGCTAACTTGTCTTTTGTAACATATAAAGGAGGGTCAAGTACTGAAGTAGTTCTTACTGCTCTTAATCACGGGTTATCCGACGGAGCCAACGCAATTACTACAACTAATGCTACGGTATCTTCCGGCACAGTAAATGCAACAACTACTGGCAATGTGAACACATTTATTTTAACCACAGTTGGCGCAATAACAGGCGAAGACCTTGCACTTACATTTACACCAGTTGTATCATCCGGCAACGTAAGCATAACAAGAACTTTCGCCGCAGATTTAACAAGTGCTAACACTGCTGAAGCGGCTATTAGCGCAGTTAGTTCATACGACGAATGGCCAAAACTAAGTACAATACCCGGCTCCACAGAATCCGCATACAAAGTTTATGTCACCCACGGCGAAGCAAATGCAAAAACACCCTTTGACTTTATGATGCATAATGACAGGATAGACACACTAACTACACTAGGCTTAGAAGCAAACACGTATAGCAGATCAGATTCTACAGTTAAAGCAGATTTAGAAAACTGGATTAATACATTAGTTTCTAGTACAGCCGTGAATCTATTTAAGGAAGTATACGTAAATACTGAATTCAATTCAACCGGACATTTTACTACATGGGATTTAAAAGTTAACTCAGAAGTTAAGGAGATGGATTTTGAATCGAGAGAAGAAGCTAGAGATTTTTCTGCCATACTTAACAATTTATATTTTGAAGCAGTTAACCCCGATATTAAAGGTTTATTAAATATCAAATCTAACATAGAATTCCTAACCTTAGAAGGACTTGGTGCCGCGACTACCGTTACAAGCTACGATGCTCCGGAAGCTGTAACACTGACAGCAGGACTAAATGTTATACCTGAATTGAGCATTTCAGACTTAACGCTTTATGATACTTATATTATAGATTACTCCTTAGCAGATACATTATCGTCTAACGCAAACGTATACCGACGTATAGGCACAGTGTCGTTTACAGCCTCTGCCGAAGCCGAGCAAGTTACACTAATGGACACATACACAGACTTGCAGGCAAATGTTACAGGTAACGTAGAATTTACAGCGAATGTTTCCGGAACAGCACTGACATTTAGCGCGAACACAACTATATCTCCAACTACAGATATAGCTATGAAATATACAGTGAGACGCTGGTTAGCTGAATAATATGTTTTTACCGACCCAAAGTTCCGACGATAGATTATCTATGTGGCGGGCAATTAGACAACGGGAGCATGAAAGCATAGATGACCTTCTTGCAGAATTCAAAGATCTTGCGCCAGAACAGCGTTACATTGATTTTTACACTCCATCTAGTTGGCCAAGTGTTTTTGAAATTGTTAGCGAAGGCATGTTCTGCCAAAGTGGCATTACTTTAGTAATAGCCGCAACATTAGCCGAGGCAGGTTTCATATCTACCGGCAACTTGCGCTTTCCGGTGATAAGTAATCATATAAACGGAAATACCGGATTGGTACTCGAACACCAAAATAAAGTATTCAACTTTACACCGGGCAAGATTATAACCTTAGAAGAAATGAAAGAAAATGGTACGGTTTACGACACGCATGTTGTACCGTATAGCAATATTTTACGTTGACATTTATACTGTTTTATTATATAATAGCAGTCTGCTAAATATTTTTACAGTTTATTAATAATAACAATAATAAGGACACACATGCAAGTAAGAAAGAGATCCGGTGTTTTAGAAGACATCGACATAGACAAATTACACAAAGTAGTACAGTATGCTTGCGAGGGCATAACAGGAGTAAGCCCAAGCGAAGTTGAAATCCACAGCCAAATTCAAATGTATAACGGTATCAACTCAATTGATATCCAAGAAACATTAATCAAATCCGCGGCCGATTTAATCACAGAAGAAACACCCAACTACCAATTCGTAGCCGGGCGCCTAATCAATTATCATCTACGTAAAGGTGTATACGGACAGTTTACTCCTCCACATTTAAACAATATTATACACGATAATGTTAATCGCGGGTTTTATGATAGTGGTGTTTTAGCAAAGTATTCTGTTGAAGAAGTTAATATGTTAAATGACTATATTGACCACGAACGCGACGAAGTGCTAACTTATGCCGCAATGGAGCAGTTTAGAGGAAAGTACCTAGTACAGAATAGATCAACAAAAGAAATATTTGAAACACCTCAAGTGGCATATATGCTTATTGCTATGACATTGTTTAGTGATTATGTACCTAACGAAGTAAGACTAAAATACGTTAAAGATTATTATGATGCAATTAGTACCTTCGAAATAAGTTTGCCTACTCCGGTTATGGCAGGTGTACGCACACCACAAAGACAATTTAGTAGTTGTGTTCTCATTGAAATAGATGACGATTTAGATAGCATTAACGCAGGCGCGGCATCTATTGTTAAATACGTAAGTCAAAAAGCAGGCATTGGTATTGGAGCAGGGCGTATCCGCGCAATTGATTCACCTATACGTAGCGGGGATGCAACACATACTGGCGTTATACCGTTCTATAAGCATTTCCAAAGTGCAGTTAAAAGCTGTTCGCAAGGTGGTGTACGTGGCGGTGCGGCAACACTTTACTATCCTATATGGCATTTAGAAGTCGAAGACATGCTAGTGCTTAAAAACAACAAAGGCACAGAAGATAATCGCGTAAGGCACATGGACTATGGTGTGCAGTTTAACAAACTTATGTGGGAAAGACTATTAAAAGGCGAACATATTACATTATTCTCACCCCATGATGTTCCGGAAATGTACGAAGCATTCTTTAACGACCAAGACAAATTCAAAGAGCTGTACGAAACAGCTGAACGTAACACACGACTACGTAAAAAAGTATTAAAAGCATCTGACCTATTAAACGTATTTGAAACAGAACGAAAAGACACAGGTCGCATCTATTTA